GCCACCACCACCGCCACCACCACCGCCGACGGCGCCGCCGACGGCGCCAACGATATTGGCGACGATCGGTAGGATGATCTTCTGCGTGGCGATGTCAGCGAGCGCCTTGAAAATGATACTTTTCAGGCCGTCGGCAAATCGTCCGGCGTCGATCCTACCTGTTGCGAACAGCTCCTCGAACGCACCCCGTCCAAGATCCACGACGCTATCAAACGCGTCGTCGAGCGAGTCCTGCGTCGTGCGAGCGAACCGCGCAGCGGCGCGCTCGGCGTGCGCGTACTCCTCTTGCAGCTGCACCAGCTGCCTGACGCCCGCTTCCGCTTCGGGACTGAGGGTGCCACCCTGATTGATCGCGCGCCGCCGCGCTTCGATGACGGCCAGCTCCTCGGTGGCTTGCGCTAACGTGAGCGTGCCGGACGCTTGCTGGTTCAGGACGTTGATGCGGGCTTGGATGTCCCCGATAGAGTCGCGGGTGCCCTGGAGGGCTGCCTGCGAATCCCGCAGGGCGTCGTTGGCGTGCTGCTGGTCAAATAGTTCGGCCGCAAGTCGCCTCGCGCCTTCAATTTTCTCATCGTTTTGCTGCGCAGTGCGAGCCGTGAACTCAGCCGCAGCGACAGCCTGTGCACGCTCGATGTCGATTGAGCGTCCGCGCGCGGCACCGACTTCGTCAATGGCCTTGCGCTCTAGGTCCAGCTGAGCCAGCCGTTCGTTACCGTTCGTCGTGAACGACTGGAACTCTTTCAGCTTGCTCAGCTTCTCGGCGGCTTCCTCGGCATGCAGCGCTTGCTGCCGGTAGGATTCCGTCTCTTTGTCGGTGGCGCCCTTCGCGTGCAGCTGTGCTGCGGCAATGTTCGCCAACGTCTGAACGTAGGAGTCGCCTCGCGCGATAGACTGCGCGATGGCGTTCGCCTCCGCTTCCGTGGTGGCGATCTTCTCGGCCATCGCCTCGCGGAGCCGCTGAAACTCTCCGGCTTCGGCTTTGATCGACTTGGCGTGATCCTTACCGGAGGTGATCAGCGCCTGGTTCTTACGTTCCAATTCACCGCGCGAGACTGACGCGTCATGCTCTACTCCGTTGGACTGCCGCAGCGCATCCGCGACCGCCAGGTTCGTTTCAACTTGATCGCGGCCGAGTCGCTTCGACTCCTCGCGTACTTTGACCTCGACCTGCAGGCGCTTGCTCGAGTCGTCGTTTTCCTTGATCGCGGCCTCTTGTGCAGCCTTGAGCGCTTCGAGATCCTTGGCGGCCCCTGCTGCGGCGCCACCGAGCGACGCAAGAAAACTCGCGGTGTCGGCGATGAGCGGACTCATGCCGCCCAGTCCGGTGGTGAGCCCCCGCACTTCCGCGTCGAGGCCGCTGACGAACCCTGCGGCCAGTCGAGCGGCTTCGGCGGTGTCCCGCTGCGCCACTGCGGCCAGTCGAGCGGCTTCGGCGCCGTCCCGCTGCGTTTGGGCTACGCTCTCTTGGTGTGCACGATTCGCGTCCAGGGCGGACGAAAGGGTAACGTATGCCCCTGCGGCCACGGCTACATTGCCCGTAAGTAACCCAGCGGCGACCGAGGCTGCCCCAATGACGATTTTCCAACCGTCCGTGGAGTTAGCGACGAGTGCTGTTACGTGGAGTAGCTCACCGAAGATCACAACAAGGTCGCGCAGGAGGCTCTGGTCCTGCGAGATCGCGGCCAGCAGCTCCTCGTAAGAGTTGCGCAGCTTCGCGATAGACCCCTCAAGCGTGTCCGTGTTGATTCGTTGCTGGTCGTACGCCTCTGACGTCGCAGTGATCTGCCCCGTCATTGTTCCTAACGACGAGGACACCTGCAGAAGCTGCTGGGCGACCGTGACGTTTTCGGTTTCGAAGCGGTCCGTCAGCTCTGTAACGGTGAGCTGCTGCGCCGCAAGGTTTTCAAGCGCCTTAGTAATCCCAACGATCTTGGGATTGGTGGCGTCGCTACCCTTCTGCAATTCCAGGAAGATGTTACGCAGCGACGTGCCGATTTTCTCGGCCGGCGTGCCGAACGCCGCGAGCTTCTGCAGGACGGCGTTAAATTGCTCGAACGACAGACCTGCGCCTCGCGCCTCGGTACCGGCCTTGACGATCGCAACCGCCAAGGCGGGAATCTCGGCTGCACCAAACTTGGCGCCGGCCGCGAGCACGTTGATAAAGCGCGACGCCTCCCCGGCGCCAGCTCCAAACTGATTCAGTGCGGTGACGAGCAGACGTGACGACTCGGGAACTGCCGTTCCCGTCGCCTCGGCGAGCGCAATGGCTTCGCGCGTCACCGCCGCTAGCGCTTTCGCGTCCTCTAGCAGCTCAGGCTTAGCGCTCGCGATGAGCTTGAACGCCTCGACGGTCTGAATCGCGGCACTGGTGGTGCTCCGGCCAAGCTCAATGGCCTGATCACGCAGATAGTTGAGATCCTTGCCCGTCGCGCCAGTGATCGCTGAAAGGTTAGCGAGGCCCTTTTCAAACTCGCGACCGAATCGGATTGAGTCGGAAAGGATTTTCCCGAGCGCCCCAATCCCGGCGACTGCCACAAGCGCCGCTGGGCCGAGAGCGGCGACAGACGAACCCACCGGACCGAGCTGCGCCGCGTACTGCCGCGCGACGTTGCGCAGCCCCTCCATCGTTTTGGCCTTCAGCGTGAGCGCTTGGGTAGCTTTGCCGGAGCTGGCGGTGAGGCCGTCGCTCGCGATAGAGACTCCGCGCAGATTATTTGCGACGTCGCTGCCACCCTTCGAGAGCGCGGCAAACACCGCGTCAGCTCCAGGCGCAGCAACGCGCAGACGAATTTCGACAGTACGTTCAGCCATGGCACTCGCTCGGTAGACAGCAGAGGGAACAGCGGTGAAGCGGGGCGGTGTCTTGACAAAACGACAACCGTTGTATTATGGGGTTGACCCGATGACCGATCTAACTCCGAGTCAGCAGGTGCTGCGCGACGCGAAGCTGTTTAAGGCCGTCACGGCTGCGTTCATCGTGGCTGCCGTCATATTCACCGGCCGAAGCATGTGGGCTGACGGCAAGCGGGCGGATGAAGCCCGCGCCCGAGCAGCGAACCGCGCCTGCTGGAGCGCCGAGCAGCTATGCGACATCGCAGTGGCGCGGCTAAGGGACGCCCTCGAGTGCCGTCGACACAAGTACGAGTACGAGTGTGAACAGCCGCAGGCCCTTGCCGCGTACGCCAAGGGGAGTTTTCGAGAGGCGCTGAAGGATGCCGGCAAGGTTAGCGACCTTGCCTGTGTTCAGTCTTGCTTGTGGCAGATGCGAACACAGGAAGACTGGATGAAGCTATTTGACTCGTTTTTAGCGCAGCGCCGCTAACACGATCGACCGGAACGCGGCGTCGTCAGCGTAGAGCCACACCATGACACCCGTGCGCATAACGTACGGGACGACACCGCCGGTTTTGGCGACGTCGCGGTGTAGCTGCTCACGACCGGCGCGACCCATCGGCAGCCCGAGATCGTCGAGCAGTACGGACGGCGTCAGGCCATCCCATCCGCGCAGGATACTCTGCGCTTCGACTGCCAGCGCTTCGAGCGGCGGCAGTGATTCGATGCGGATGAACGTCTGCGGTGACGGACAGCTTACCGTCACCGCAAAACCGTTCACGATAGGGACCACCCGAGGCGCTGACGCAGGAGGTTCGGACAGGGCGTCTTTCAGGCTCACGTTTCCTCCGGCGCTTCGGGTGGTTCTTCGTCACCGTTCATCACGGCGCACGCGTGCTGCAGGAGCTCGTACGCGCGTGGCTTCTCAGTAATTTCGTAGACGTTGAATGCCATCTCGATTCCGTTGCGATCGAGGTGCCATTTTTTCGCCCCGTCAGGGTGCTTGTGGTCGACGGGGTGTGCCTCTGCGCTGGCGTAGAACAACCGCTGTAGGCGGTCGCCTGGTTCGCCTGCCTGCTGGAAGGGGCACTCGTCGCATTCAGTGCCGACGGGGTGCTGCGATTCACAGCAGGGCACGCAGGGCACTTCCTCCCCGTTCGGACCTGTGAGGACCGGGCCGACTTTGCGTTCAGCCATATCCTCACATTCGGTGCAGGATTTAGGCAGCGCCCGCTTGAGATACCCGAACAGCCGGAGCGCTTTTCGAGTCCTCCGATTCGACGTCGTCGCGGTCGTTCTCGTCCATCTCGGCGATCGCGTTGCGGATCGGCGTCGCGAAGTAGTCGGGGAGCGCGTTCAGGAAAATGATCTGCGCGTCCTCGAACGAATACGGATACTCGCCGCCGTTGTCCTTGAACACCTGATCGACGGCAGCCTTTTTCGACGGCTTGACGTAGAGCTTCAGCTTGTTGAGGAACACGTCAGGGGTCAGTCCGGTCCAGTCCCGCACCACGGCCTTGCACCACGTCCTGGCGTAGCCCTCGCGATCACTCACGAGCTTACTGCGCTTGACCTTGGTGCCGTCATCCGAGAGCTTGTCGCGCGTCGCGACCGGCAGCCAGTTGATCGTGACCTTGAAACCCTCCCCGCAATCCACCACGCGCTCGACCTTCGGACTCTCGTCGATCGCACCAGAAAGAAAACCACCCATGATGTCAGCTCCTCTATTGCTTTGGTTGTGCTGCGTTGGAGTAGAAACGACGAAAGAGGCCGAGGCCCCCCGAAGGGAGCCCCGGCGCAACAATCATCGTCAGCGTGTTACGGCTGGCAGTGGATTTCCCACTCGCCCTCGTCCACCGTCGGGTGCATCAGTCGATAGGTGAGTGTGGCGGTACGCAGTCCAGCGTCATCCGCCTTCGGCACGTCCTCCAGCTGTCCGTTGAATACGAACTTGATTTTGCGACCACCCGGCGTGGACGAGCCGTGCTGAAAGCTGACCGTGTGGTACTCGTCAGTGCCGGCCTTCAGGTTCTTGAACCACGTTACGGCTTGCGCCGAGTCGAGGCCGACGACGAGCTGCAGCTTGGACTGCCGCGCCGTGAAGCGGAGCGCGGACAGGCCATCCGCCGCGTTCGCGTCCTTGACCTCGGAAATGGTCTGACCGAAGTCGAACGAGAAGGACTTGAGGTACGGCGTCACCGCTGCGTCCGCGCCAAGCGGATCAATCAGCAGGTTGGCGCTTTTCATCGTCTCGGCGATGTAGCCGCCAGGCTGCAGCGGGACCGGGAACGTCGGAATCGCCTGCGCGATCGGCGCGGCGTACAGACCCGTGATGGTCGGGTCGACGGTGACGAGCTGACCGGCCGAGCCGGCAATCACCATGTTGCCGCGACAGCCGACCGCACGGTACAGCACGCCGTTGCCCGTCTCGGCCTGCTCGTGCACCGAGATCGCACCCGATGCCCAGCCGCTCGACCGCGGCTTGTAGATTACCGAGGACGCATGCACGAGCGTTTCGGCCGCGCCGCAGACTTGAAACAGCTTGCCCAGACGGTACGTGCTGGCTGCGTTGTTGTGACCCATGAGCAGCATGCCGGGCGTGAAAATCTGCAGCTGCCGACCGATGGCAAAGCCGACCGGAGTCTGCGACGCCTTCAGGATCTGCGGGTCGATGAAATCCGTCTGCACCTGCACGATCTGCGAATTGCGGAACAGGTAAGACGGGGAACTGAACGCAGTCGTTTCAGGGGTGCCGCCTGCGTATGTCCCTTCCAGTAGCGAGTTGAACGCTACAGTATTGACGAGCATGTCTGCGATGATGCTATCCTCCCGGACTATACGAGTCCGACGATTATTCGTATTCGGTTGTGGTTAGTGCTGCGGGCGAGGTTGGTTCAGAGAGGAAGGTGCTTCCAGACACGCCTCGACAAAATCGTCGTCACGTGCGCGCGGCTCACGCCGAACTCGGTTGCGAGGCCCTGGTGTGTTTCCGTCAGAGCCCGGCGGCGAATCTCCAGCACCTGAGATTCGACGAGTGTGCTGCGGTAGTGCGCCTCGCCACGCGGCGGGTTTGTTCGTCCCGCTGCTTCACGGTCAGCGCAATTTTGTTGCTGGGTGCCTAGGTAGAGGTGACCAGCGCCATCGCGTACGCAATTCGCCACGTTGCATCCGTGGTTCAGTTGCTGACCGTCTGGAACCGGGCCGTGCTTTTCTTCCCAAGCTACAATGTGAACGTAGAGCGTCTTGCGGCGATGTCGGAGAGTGTGCGGGCGAGCGCTGCACCCGCATGCTGCCAGGTGAACCGCTGTCGCACGTCGCGTGCGGCCCGCTTCCCCATGCGGACCGCTGCGCGATACTGATGCTGAATGCTCGCCATGTGCTCGACGACCTGGTTTAAGTCGGCCAGCGCACTGTTGACGATGTCGCCATCGACGCCCATGCCGGTGGCTACCGGCTTCCAGTCGACATAGCGAACGGTGTCAGGGTTCGTGAAGTCGAGCAGCCCGCTGTACCGCGTCGCGATACAGGGCAAGCCGGTTGCCATTGCTTCGAGCAGCGTCAGGCCCCAGCCCTCGCCCGCCGTCGGGAATAGGAACGCGTGTGACCTACGATACGTCTCGGCCAGCAGCGCGACCGGCAGCCGGCGCGGATCGAGCACGATGCGCCGCTTGGTGAGCACGCCGGATTCCTGCATTTCCCAACCGTCGTTCACGGCCGCGGTGATCGCGGAGCGCGTCATCACCGTTTTGGCGTACAGGTGTGAATCCTCGCGGTGACCGTAGGGCGTCTGATCCCAGATGTCTTCGACGACATCCCAGCCTTTGCGAGCATTCGGGGCGCCGACCATCAGCCACTGGAAGGACTCGCCCCGCTTCCACTCACGATCCGTTGCGGGGGGTGAGAACGTCGCGGGGTCGAAGCCGAGCGGCACAATGAGCGGGCGACGCTTCGTGTACGGCGCCAGCAGGTCGCGGCAGAACGTAGACGGCACCAGGACGACGTCCGCCTGGTCGAGCTCCGGGCGCACGCTCAGCGGGAAGTCGGGTGATTCCCACATGGTGTAGAGCACTTCGAGCTTCGAGCCGGAACGCGCGCGGCGATACGTAAGCGGGGTTTCAAACGACACCGACAGTTGCGCCATCGGGTCGATGACAACGCCGGCTGCTTGCACCGCGTCTCGCATGCAGCGGTTCGCGGTCAGGTACCCAGTGTCATTGCCGCCTTGCGGCTGGACCGGCTCGGACTTCCAATCGACGGCGATCACTCGTAGACGCCGAGCGCGCGCTGTAGGCGCTGGTTCGTGTACCAGCGTTCCGAGAACACCTTTCCGCCCTCGCCTTCGTCGTTCGGGCTGCGGCTGCCGAACTCGTCATGCGTGATTCGCGCTTCCATGACGACCATCGGCATGATTCCGCGCTCCAGGGCGCGCAGCGAAAAGTCAGTGTCTTGGTGTCCGACGTACCGCGGGAACGCTTCAGACATTCCGCCCAAGTCGTCCCACAGGTCGCGCGCAACCATGATGCAGGCGCCCGTCAGCCACGGGCAGAAGCGGGGCCGCTGATCGAGCGTGTCCGGGTTCTTGCCGCGGTCGATATGCACCGGCGCCCAGCTCGGTGATTGGATCGCCCCGCCGGCAAAGTTGACCGTCCCGTCGCTGTTCAGGATCATCGGCGCGATCAGCGGACGCGAGCGGTGCAACCAGAGCGTGCGCACCGCCTCGGGCGTCACGACGGCGTCGTTGCTGACGAGCAGCACGTGCGTCGACACCGACTCGGCCACGCCGTAGTTGCAGCCCTCGGAGAAACTGAGGTTGCACCCCGGTTCGAGCACCGTCCAGCCGCGGCGATCCGCCGCCCGGTTGGTGCCCTCGTCACCACCGTTATTCACAACGATTCTCTCAACGATGATGTCGTCGCCTTGCGGCAGATTGTCCGCGAGCTGCGCGAACAGGTCGGGCCGCTTGTACGAGAGCGTCACGACCGACAGGCCCTTGACCAGCTCCTCGCTCAACGCATGCCCCGCGGGGTACCGAGGCCGGTCGAGTACGCGACCTTGTAGATGGCCGTCACGCACGCCTGCGCGGGCTGCTCGCCGCCGGCAATCACGCGACCGCCGAGCAGCTGAACATCCGCGCCGATCTTCACGCCGTCACCTAGGTCGATGATCAGCGCGTTGTCGTCGGCCAGCGCCTCCTCGATGCTCGCCTCGTACTCGTTGCCGACATCCTCTTGCGTGTCCTCGGTCGCCATCGCGAGGCACACAACGACGATTTCCATTTCGTTGAACTGCAGCGGGTTCGCGACGACATCGGACGTGCGCACCGCGCCGTACACGTAGATGGCCGGTTGCGGCCGACCCTTGGCTTGCACCGCGTTCGGGTTGCCCCGCTTGCAGACCGCGAGCGGCTTTGGATACGTGCCCGCTGCCAGCTGCGCCACCACGGCGTCTAGGATCAGATTCTTGATCGCTCGTTTCACCCGCGCACCCCTCCACGTTGCTGACCGAGCAGCTGCCCGGCGATGTTCGCTTGCAGCTCGGCCTGAATGGCATCGGCTGCGTTGTTCATGCTGCTGGTCAGGAAGTACGCCGGCTTGATCGTCACCTGCGTGACGCCGAGGAACAGCGGCACCAGCTGCCGTTCCTTCACGTTCTTGCCGCCGCCCTTGTAGCCGTACAGAATCAGGTCGCCGTCCTGCTGCTTGTGCCAAAACGTCAGGTACTGCTCGGACGCCTCGCGCGCCGTGAAGCGCGGCACACCAGCCGGGGTCAGCGCCGCCGCGAGCGGGATGGTCAGCACCTTCGCGCGCTTCGGTCGGACCGTGCCGCCGAATTCCTGAATGGCCGCGTACGCCAGCAGGTCACCGCCCGTCAGCAGCCCGAGCCGGGCGAACACTGCCGCTGCTTCCTGCTCAACGCGCGACGAGATCGACGCCGCGAGTCGACCCGTGCGCCGATGGATTTCCCGACCTTGCGCTAGGTCAACGAGTCGACCCGACGCCTTCTGTACGGCTTCACGCTCGGCGATGCGGATGCGCTTCTGCGTGACGGTCAGCACCGCTTGACGCAGGATGACGGCGCCGTCGTGGAAATCCGCGACGAGCTGTTCCAGCTCTGCGGTGTCGACGCGAAACGACGCCGCACCCGCGTATACGGACGCCACCCTACGCGATGCCGGGGGGCATCAGGCTTGCCAGTGCCATCGCGAATAGCGGCGTGTAGTCCTTTGCCACCAGGAACGAGGCCGAGCCCTGCGGCTGACCTTCCGACGCTAGCTCGACCTTGGTGCCGCGGCGGAACATGAACGCGACCTGATCCGCGACGGCATAGCGCGTGGTCGGGTCCACCAGCTCGACGCGCGACGCGATGCCGCCACGGTACTCGACCTGTACGGACGCGATGCCACCGACGAAGCAGCCAGCGCGCAGCCCGACCTCACCGAAGCGGCCCTCGTCGAGCATCGCCCATTCGCTCGTGTCCTTCGCGGTCGTGCCGGCAAAGTCGCCGGTCGACGATTCCTTGATCGACGCAATCGAGACGATCGGGTACCCGCGCAGTCGGATCGACCGGCTGCCAGGCTCGACGTCCAGCGTATGCGTGTACGTCTTGCGACGCAGCACGCGGTCGGTGCGTTTCTCGACGTGACCCGACACCGCCGCAATCAGGTTTTCGATGTGCTCGGTGACCGCCGTATCCTCGACCAGCGAGTCACGTTCCGCCTTCATCGACGGGTGCCGCAGCACGTCGTTGCGATCGCAGAGGGTGAGCCCGCCTGCGAGCCAGTTGGTGACTCGCAGGCCGACTCGAAAACCGCCGTTCTTGACGCCATAGGTGTATTCGACCTCGGCGATATACAGCACCGTGGTCGTGTTCTGATCCGCGATCGTGGTGTCCGCGGCCGTGATGTTCCAGGTGAACAGGCCGGTTCCGCTGTCGTACGTGCAGCCACCCGCTTGCAGCACGTTGGCGTTTGCCCCGCTCGCGCCGTCCCGCGCGTTGATGATGAACGCGGAGTCGTCACTTTCAAGGTCGGCGTTATACAGCCGCATTTTTGCCGTCAGCAGCGTCGGGTGCACGCCGTTCTTGTCGGCGAGGACAGTGGAGAACTCGCGCGACTGTTTCTCGTCGACGGCAAAGATTTCGAGCAGGTCAGACATGGGAACCTCGGGTCGTTACTTGAGAACGTCGACGATCTTGGCGAGCTTCTTGGCGTCGGCCGCTTTCGCGTCCTCGGCATTGCGTGGGGTGCGCGTCACCTTCGTGACCGTGCCGCACGTCGGGCAGCTGATCGCGTGCTCGATGCCATCGAATGACAGTGCCTCGATCATCTCGGTGGTGTCGGTGCCGCAGCCCTTACGGGCGTTGGTCAGCTGCACCAGCGCCTCGGTGACCTCGGTCGTCGACGGCTCCGCGCTGAGCGTGTCGGCACGCTCCATCGACTTTGCGAGGTTCCGGGCGAACAGCACGAGCGACGGGTGGTCGCCCGCCGCTTCGAGCGTTTCGCGCTTCGCGATGCTTGCTCCGCGTAGCGCGTCGGTCAGGACGCGCGGGCCGGCGCATCGGTAACGCACGCCGGAAATCGGCGTCGGTTCGGCTGCTTCGGTTTCGATTTCGGTTTCGATTGCACTCATGTGATGGCTCCTTAGAATCCACTGCCGCTGATCTTCGAGGTGAACGACGCATTAATCGCTGGGCAGGTGGCGCTCAGCGCGAGTCGCTGCCACACGAAGATGCGTTCGCCGTTGGCGAGGTTCGTGGTCGGCACGTCCTGCACGGTGCCATCGGTCACGAACGTGATGCCGCCGGGCGTCGTCACGCGGTTGGTGATCGTGGAAACGTCACCCTTCGCAGCGGCGATGCCTTGCGAGATATCCGCAAGCGCGCTGGCCGCATTGGCGCCATCGACGGTGAGCGTGACCTGCGCGTGCGTGAGGGCGAGCGACGCATTATGGTTCACCCAATAGAAGCCTTCGTAATACGTCTTGGTCACCGACTCGTCCGACGTGGTGTCGTAGAACATGAGTCGGAAGCCGCGCCGGGTGGGCTCGATGGTGCGGATCGTGACCGGGCCAGTCAGGCGGCGGACGGTGATCGTGCGCGCGGCGTCGACCGCGCTGGCAATCGCCTTCAGGACGTAGAGCACCGAGCCCATCGTCGAGAGCGTGACGGCGGTCGCGCCGTTCAGCGTACCGGTTTGCGCGACGATGGTGCCGTCAGCCTTGCGGCATGTGACGGCCACCGTCCGGGTGTCGGCGCCGTCCGAGACGATTTGCACCGAGTCGGCCGCAGCCATTTGGGTGAACACGGGCTCGACGCCCGGCACGCTTGAGGTGCCAGTGTCGTCGATCACGCCGCCGCTGGTGGCGGTGTTATCTTCGGGCGCATTCTTGACGCACCACGGGCGAAAGTCTGTCGTTGCAAGAGGCGGCATAGGAAGCTCCTAGGGTGGAAGGGTTGGGGGTTACTGCACAGACTTCGCGCCAGCGATGTCGCCAGCGAGCTGCTTGGTGGTCGCGTGCACGCTGTCGATCGCGAGCAGCGTGGCGAGCGTGGCCCGCAGCGTCTGGTCGAGTGCCTGGCTCGCCACGAGCGCCATGCCCGAGGCTTCGCCGTCACTGATGGTGCTGCCGCTGGCGTGCACGATGCCGAGAGCGGAAACGAACCCGCGCACCTCGAACGGCAGCGAGGCTAGGACAGACAAGACGGATTGCCGCGCTTCGATCACGAGCGCGCGTGCCTGCGCGATCCCGTGCTGAGCCTCGACGATAGCCTGCGCCTGCGCGCCTGTGCCGGCGGTCGATCCAACCACGGCGCCGAGCTGGCGCGTGACGGTGTGCAGGATCTCGACGACGGCCGCCGCCGAAACGGACCTGGCCGCGAGCCATTCAAGCGCGAGTGCTTGCTGCTGCGTGACGGTCGCCAGCGATTCGAGGACGCTGGGTGCGAGGGCCGAGACGGCTGTTAGGCTTTCGACCGGCGCGACCGGCGCGTACTTCACCCCGCGCAGCGACTCGATCAGCGCGGCAATGGTCACTGCCCCGCTGCGTTGCGTGGCGATCGGATCGGACGCCGTCGTTGATACTGACGTCAGTGATTCGACCCGTGCTGCCTGCATCCGCGATGCCGCGGCCAGTGCGTCAATGGGTAGGTTCGCGAGCACGATGCCCACGATCTCGCCCTTGGACTCCATCGGGTCGGCGGCGGATGCGGCGATCCCGTGCAGCGTCTCGACTGCGAGCAGCCCGAGCTGCGTGCTGACGCTGACCAGCGCTTCGACCGTGGCGCCGCTCGTCGCGGCGATACTCCGTAGGTTTTCCACCGGCTCAGCCGCGAGCCCTGCGACGCTGTGCAGCGCTTCGATTATGTCCGCCATCAGGCGTGACACGCCCGCGAGCGTTTCTAGGCGGGCGCCGCGCGTGATGGACGTCGACGCCAGCGATTCGACCTGCGCCCCGAACGTCGCTGCGTAGGTCCGTAGCGCCTCGACAAGTAACGCCGAGGACGCGGAGCGTGCGGCCAGTGCCTCGACCCGTTCGCCGCTCGACGCCGAGACACCGGCAGCAGCTTCGACGCGCTCGGTTCTGGCGTTTGAGGTGGACGCCAGCCACTCGACTGGCGTTGCCAGCGTCGACGCGTGGCCGCGCAGCTCCTCGACGATCAACGCCGAGGATGCCGAACGAGCCGCCAACGTCTCGACCCGTTCCGCACTCGCTGCCGAGACGGCCGCTATGGACTCGACGCGCTCTGCGCTCGTGGCCGAGGTTCCGGCCATCGACTCGGCTGGCGTGACAAGGGTCGCAGCGTAGGTGCGCAAGCTCTCGATGAGCAACGCCAGTGACGCGGATCGCGCTGCCAGCGTTTCGATGCGCTCTCCGCTCAATGCGGACACGCCGGCCACCGACTCGACGCGTTCGGCACTCGTCGTCGAGGCGATCGCCAGCGACTCGACCCGATCGCTGATCGTCTGCGACGTCGCATGCAGTGCCTCGACGATCGCGGCCATCGTTGCGGTCAGGCCATGAACGCCCTCGACCCGCAGGCTCGGTGACGCCGACACGCCAGCCAGTGCGTCAATGGGTAGGTTCGCGAGCACGATGCCCACGATCTCGCCCTTGGACTCCATCGGGTCGGCGGCGGATGCGGCGATCCCGTGCAGCGCTTCCATCCGCTCGGCAGACGTGGTCGAAGTCGCGGCAAGCGCTTCGACTCGTTCGGTCGAGGTGGTCGAGACTCCGGCCACGTTCTCGACCCGTGCAGCCTTCGTCGCCGAGACTCCGGCGACCGCTCCAATGGCATAGGCCAGTGAGGTGGCTAGATCATTGTCATCGAGGGCGAGGAGCACGGGGTTACGTCGTCTGAGCCGGCGTAAGGCGCGTCCCGCGCAACGTCGCATCGAGCGTCCGCTGAAGCGTGGCGCAGTCCTCGGCTGGCCGACGCATCCGCTCCGCGCATGCCACGGATTTCGCGTCACACGCGGCAAGCTCGGCGCTTTTGACCGCGTCCGACTCGCTCGTGAGATTGACGTCACGCTGGCACTGCGCCGCGACGGAGACACACTCCCGCTCGACCGCAAAGCGGCAGATCGGGTCGGCGGCGAAGGCTGGAGTGACGAACGCTAGGAGCAGCGCGGTGGAAAGCAGCTTTAACATGGACGGCCCTTTCGTTACTGCGTCAAGGTGACGCTCATCGCTGAGCCGGCGTCAAGGGTTGTGTTGGTGGACTGGGAGATGTTCTGTGTCCACTGGACGTCAAGGGTGCCGGTGGCCCCGGCGGTGAAGTAACCCGAGACGCGAATGGTGTTGTCGGCGGAGCTTCCCAGGTCGCCAACCTTGACCCCCGTCGGTGTGTTGGTGCAGACCGTGAGAAAGGCGGGCGTGTCTGCTCCGGAGGCCGTGCCTATTGCGGTTACTGCGATGCGGCACGTGGAGCCAGCCGGCCCGGCGAAGGCAAGTTTGAAGTCCGCTGTCGTGCCGGTGGTGACGGCGAGATCGGCTTCGATGCGGTAGGTGAGTCCGTTCGTGACGGCCCACCCCGTCAAGTCGGGGCCGGTGCCTTGATCGATGGCAAGCGTGACGTTGCTATTCTTCGCCGTACTGTCTGACGTGCGGACTTTGGTGATGCCGGAGGGATTGCCCCACCCGCCGTCGCCTCGGTAGTAGGTCGATGCGCCAGGCGAGCCGCCGCTGGATGCATCCAGATCCTCGGGCAGGATAGAATTAGAAGGCAGCGTGATGGTGCATACGCTGCCGTTGCAGGTGCCGCCAAGCGGCGACAAGACGTTCGTCACGTACGTTTCGACCGTTGCGCCGGTGTTATACTGGGTATACTGGATCGCGGGCGGACCGGCGGACGGGCCAGCGGACGCAGACGTAGCCACGAGGAGCAGCAGTGCGACAAGAAGTGATCGAAATTGCGTCATTGTGACTCCATGGAAAGTTATTACTGCGCTCTACGAGTGTAGGCTTTAGTGGGGAGCTATGGCGTTCACTGACAAGCAGCGCCGGGCGCGCTGGCCGCTCACTCCTGAGCAACGATTCTGGAAACAAGTGCCCGACCGGCCGGAAGGGGCGCACATTTTCTCGCTCGATCATTTCGGCGAGGGCCGCACCCTGGACCGGCCTATCGCTTGCCATCACTGCGATAATCGACCGTGCGTCAGACCGTCCCACATTTATGCGGGCACGATGAAAACCAACGCTCGCGATATGGTCCTACGGGACCGACATCCAGGCATCGTCAACAGCCACGGCGAAACGAACTACAATGCTAAACTGACGGCTGCTCAGGTCGTCGCTATCCGCGCCCGCTACGCGTCTGGCGGCATCAGTCAAGCGAGCTTGGCGAGGGAGTACGGGGTTGCGCAGCAGACCGTCAGCGCCTGCATGAACGGCCAGAACTGGCCGAGCCTCGATCGGCCCTAATTACCACTCGCATACGCGCACATCAGCAGTGCCTGACGAGGTGATGGCGCATAGCGCGCCGCGGAATAGGCCAATGCCCTGCATGTCCCAGAAGCCGCCGGGCGTGATCCTGTGGCCGGCTGTCGTCGTGGCGCCGGTCGATGCGAGACGCACGAAGATATTTGCGCCGCCGATATTGTTGATTGAGAATCCTACGCGGTTGGCGTTTGCGGCGAGCAGCAGTGTGGACGATGTCGTCACCGTCACGGTGCCGTCCGGCGTGCTCGCGCTCAGCGCATCGGTGACCGACTTGCCGTTGCGGCCATCGACGGTGATACGCTGCCAGTGTTTGGTTTTGCTGTCCTCGGTGTTTGTTTCGGTCGCGATCTCGGCGCCGCCTGATGGAACGGTGCCCTTCTGTACGCTTTCAGTTGCCATAGGCGGCTCCGGTGGTTACCAATCCGCGGCCATCATGCTTCGGGTTCCGGCGGTCGTGATGCGTGCTTCGCCGGTACCGTCGGCGCGGTCGCGCACGCTGGTAATGTCAATGACGCCGCTTAGCTTCAGCGGCGTCGCAAGCGAGAGCTGCAGCGGAAACTCGCTGCCCTCGCGGTAGACCTTGTCAGGGGTATGGGCGACCTTGCCGGGTCGAACGACACACGTTGCAATCTTCATCGGCACCAGTGGGGGCGAAGGGCGCAGTCAGAGCTGGAAACGCTTCTGCGCGTCGGTGAGAATTTCGGCGATGCGCGCTCCGCATTTCGCCCATGTGAATTCGCGCCGGATGTAGCGCGCGCCCTCGGCGCCAAGCTCTAGCGTCTGGTCGTACTTCAGCATGGTGACGAGCATCGCTTCGGCGAAGTCGTTCGGCCCGGTCATCGCTTGCCGGTACTTCCCGTCATCAGTCTCGGCGGCATGCTCCCCGTGCGTAACGCCGACGCGAATCGGCTGCGCCGGCAGCAGCAGGCAGTTGCGCTCGCTGGCGAATTCCAGGTGTCCGCCCCACTCGGGAGCGATACACGGCAGGCCCGACGTCATCGCTTCCGCGAGCGTCATGCCGAAGCCTTCGCCAATCGTCGGGTACACGAACGCGTGCGCGCTGGCGTACAGCTCGCCCAGCTCGGCACGCGTCAGGTTGCGGGTGTCGTAGTGAATGGTTCCGCTGTCGTTCGTCTCGATCTTGCCGGGGTCGTTCGGATCTTGCGTGGTCGTCTTGAGGTACAGGTGCGCACCGCAGTCTTTCAGCTGGCCGAGGACGTACGCCTGCGCGGCGATCACCTGCCCCTTGCGTAAGCTCGCGGCGCCGACCCACAAGAAGCGGAACGGCACACCGTAGGTGCGTTCCACGAGCGGCATCGGATCGACGCCAAGCGGCGCGAGCAGCACGGGTAGATCCTCGCGGACGTTCAAGAAGATCGAGCGACAGAACTTCGACGGCACAACGAGCAGGTCCATGCGCGCGAGCGCATCGCGGGCGCCTCGCGGTAGGTCGGGCGACTCAAACATCGTGTAAGCGACGAGCCGCTTGCCTTCGATCTTCTCGGGCAAGTCGGTCGGCGGTGCGACGGTGAACGCGAGCGGCGCGGCGTCATCCCAATCGACGTACGGCGCGAGCGCCTGCTTGATTCCTTCGGCCGCGACGGCGTAGCCGTAGCCGCGCCCCGTTGCCAGATAGTCGTCACCGATCCACGCGACTTTGAGCATTCCACCCCTCCACACCGCAGAAACACGAAAACAGCCGCACCTCCTGACGGCGTGAGCCACCAGGAGGTGCGGAGGACTAGGTTACGGCTGCGATTTACGAAGCCGCATTTTTGATGATCACGATTGCTTTCGGCAGCACGACCTTGGGCGCGAACCGCGAAATGAGCCGGATGCCCATGCCGCCGGAGTAGAACTCCGCGTGATCGCTGAACGCGATTTCGAGATCATGGCGCAGGCCGAAGAACAGCGCCCGACGCAGGTTCGCGTACAGGGCGAACGGCATGCCCGCAGTTGCGTTCGTGGTGATGTCCGGCAGCACGCTGCAGACTTCCCACGGGCGACCGAGGATGGTGGCAGGGGCGCCGGCCATCATCGGCGAGAACAGCGGCTGCAGTGCGCTGTCCTTGATCTTGCGGGTGAGATCCGCAACGTACGAGCTGAAGTAAAACTTGCCCGTCAGGTGCACGCGCTTGTCGACCTTGGACATCGCGTCGACGAAATCGTCATAGGCGATGTTGGACATCGACGTCTTGCCGCTGGTCGAGCTGCCACCGAGGCTGTGCGCGAATGCGCCCGCAGCGTACAGCGCGCCGTACCAGCCGGTCGGGCTGTTATTGGTCGCGAGGCCGACGCGGTCGTATTCTAGGCCGAACGTCTCGAACGCCTGCTCCATCATAAAATCGAGGAAGCCGATCGGCATGTCCTGATTCAGCTCGAAGCTGATCTTCGACTTGGCGATCGCCGTCTTGGCATCGAGGCGAGGCTTGGGGTCGATGATCTCGGAGCCGGCGAAAGCCGCCGGGCCGTTCGTCTCGCCGGGGTACTCCAGCGTCCAGGCGTTGGCCGCGGTCGGGATGTCGAGCGTCGGGCTCGTCATCCGCACGACGCGTGCGTCACGCAGGACCGTGCCGTACTCGTCTTGCAGCCACTGCACCTCGTCGAAAATCTGCTGCATGATGAGGTTGCCGCCCTTGGACACGCCGCCCGAGGGTGCGCCTTCATCCTGGCCGGACCCGCGCTTGAACATCTCGGGACCGAAGTTGCGCGGCTTCGCTTCCATCTCGACGCGCGTGCGGTCCTCGACCCAGCGGCCGAACTGAGTGATGCTCTCGCGCTGCTTCCGCGACAGCCCGCCGTTCCGCTGCGAGAACTCGGCGACGTATTCCTTTTCGTCGATGATGCTGGAACGCGTCTGGTTCTTCTCCAGCACGTCGCACCGGGCGCTCAGCTTCTCGACGACCGCACGCTGCGAGTCGAGCTTAGCGTTTGCCTCGACCAGCTCGGCCGCGGTGCGCGCGTACTGCTCGGCAGTGATCTTGCCGGCTTCAGCTGCCTCGCGAGCCGCCTTTGCATCCTCCTTGATGCTGGCTGCGTCGCGCGCGATCTGGTCGCTGTTGCGCTCCAGGGTCGCGATCGCGGTGTGAAGCGAGCCCGTGTCGGGCGCTACGGGGTGATTCTTGGCATCGGTTGCACTCATGTGTGGCTCCTCAAAAAGAAACCGGGCGCAGCTCGGCGCTCGTCGCGCCGGTGCGGCCCGGATAGGGTTCGGTTGTGGGTTGTGGTTGCGGGGTGTGAGGGTGAAGGTTACGCGCCGACGACGGCAGCGCGGGCGAAGATACCGGCGTAAATGTCACCACCGATGTCGGGCGCAGGGGGCGACACCAGCGCCGCCAAGCGCTCGACTGACCGTTGAGCCGCGGCGAGCACCGACACGGTGTCGGTACCGTTCGCGCGGGCCAGGGTTTCAGCCGACGCCTGCAGACGGGTCAGTGCATCAGACACCGAGCGCGCATCGTCGTCGCTCGTGTCGTCGGTCGTGCTTTCCGACGTCGAATCGAGCAGGTCGCGCAACGCCGTGGTCGCAGCCGAGCACGCTGCGTGCGCAGCCTCGACCTTCTCGCGGTTCTTGCGCGACAGGGACTTGCCGGCACGCTGGCCGACGATGGACTTGTCGCCGAACAGACCAGCGACACGCTCAGCCGTCTCGATCGCAAGGGCCGCTTCCTCGTGCGCAGCATCACGCTCGGACTCGACGGCCGCATAGACTTCGTCGGCCGCGGTGCCTGCGGCGATCAGCTCGCGCACGAGCGTCAGCAGCTCTTTCGTATCGTTCGCAGCCAGCGCCTCGCGGACCGGGCCGGCGAAGATGCCGCGCAGCTTCTCGGCCTGTTCCGTTGGTAACGGAACACTGCAAGGCTCAGCGGCGGCATTCTGGCTGCCACCCTCCTCGCGCGCGGGCGCGGGAATCGGCGGCTGGCCCTCGACGCTGCTCGTCGTGGCGCCTTCGTCGGCGAGTCGGAACAGCGGTCCCAGCTCGACGCCGTCCCGCAGCATGAACACGCCGGAATCGCGCCGGGTCGTGAACAGGTCAGGGAACTTGCTCGCAGCTGAGCGGTACGCGCAGGCGCTGCCGGCGTGCTGTTTCAGCGCGTCCGGGTCAGCCGGAGTCGGCACCGCCGAGACTTCGAGGGCATCCGACTTAAGGAAGTCGAACCCGAGGAAGTACCCGTCATCCGAGTACATGACCTCATAGTCGGTCGGCACCCATCCGAACGAGACGGCGTGCATGTCGCCGTTCTCGAACATCGAGAAGATCATGCGCGCAAAGTCGAGGTGTTCGGTGCCGTCGGTCGTCGCGAGCGGCGCGACGCGGATCATCAGCACGCGACCGAGGCCGACGTGGTCCGCCTTCTTGATCGCGACAATGCGACCAATCGGCGGCAGCGGGCCACCGCTGTTATGGTTCCACAAGAACACCGGGTTTTTCGCCAGGTTCGTGGTGTCGATGCCGTCGACGCGAATGCGCGAGCCATCGCGCTTGTCGCCCTCGGACACGGCGACGAATTCGAGCAGGCGCCCATCGCCCCCGCCGTCAGTCGCGCGCTGCCACGCCTCGAAGTTGGCCGTGCGTTCCCAGCCACCGAACTCGGCGCCAGTGAACACGCGCGCACCGAATGAGGCGACGGTGCGAACGGTGACCATCTCACCGCGCTGAAGGGTCGACAGCATGCCCTCGGCTTGGGCGCGGGTCGCCTTGTCGGTGCCCTCGCGGAACTTGAGGGCGGGAAGGTTCTGGATCGCCTGTCCGGCGAGCGCACGAATGCGATTGATGACGGTTGCCATGGTGAACTCCTGAGCAGTGAGGGAAGCGGGTTAGGCGACGACAGGTGTCGTCGTGCAGCGGCAGTTGATGACTTCCTCGGCAGCGCCGCTCGGATCACCGGGGATGGCGAGGCCATTCGAGAACACTTCGTCCATGTCGCGAATTTCGCCGTCGACGGCGACGTGCGAGTCGCGCACGAATTCATCACCCGACGTCATCCATTCGCGTTTCTTCACGCCCTGCGCCTTCATCTCGACGCGCTTGCTGCCGTTGACGGCGCCGCCGATCTCGGTGCGGGCGATGGTGCGGGTGCGGCTCGCACCGTTCTCGGCGCGATCTTGGAACGTAAGGCGGACGCGGGCAGCTAGGTCGTTGATTGCCTCGCCCTTGTTCAGCCCTTCGCGGAGCGTGACGCGCAGCGACTCGCGCAGCGTGTCGTTGATCCGCACCACGCGGATCGTCTTGTCGCGCAGCAGCGCATCCGCGGCGCCCGACTCAATGGCGAGCGGGTCAGCGCCCAGGATCTCAGCGACGTCGTCGACGCCGATGCCGATGGCTTGTTCGAGGTACGGGGCAATGAAGCTCCGCAGCTCGCGATCCGCCGCGCGCTCGTCGAACAGAATGCGTTTGGTGTCCTCGTCGACGCTGCGGACGTTGCGTCCGACCACGCGTTCGAGGTTCGCTAACGTCTCGGTGCGGAGCCCGCGAAAGTACCGCTTCAGGCGATTCCGCGTTGTCGTTTCGAGCGGTGCCCACTTCGCGACGAACGCCCGCCATTCGCGCAGGCGCTTCGGCTGGAAGTTGCGGGCGAAGCGTCCATGACCGCAGCCACAGCCGCGCGCCGTCTCGTCAGTGGCGACGGGCTCGGGTGCGCCATCGGTCAGGTCGTCGACCTCGTCGATGGCGAGCGGCGGCGGTGCCCCTGCCAGTGCGGCGGGTTGCTCCTCGGGCTCGGCGGTTGCCTGCTCCAGCGTGGTGACCACGCCGCGCACCAGCACCTCGTCGGTCAGGTCATCCGGGTTCGCACCCAAGTCGACCAGCTCTGCGGCCACACGGGGCGACACGAACTTGTCGACGAGCGTGCCGTAATTCTTGACCTTGTCCTCGAAGCGACCGCGCAGGGCGTCGATCTCGTCGCGGTCGAGGTAGAACTTGCGGCCGTTCAGATGCGCAACGAGCGCATGTGTCAGGCCAGAAAAGACGATCTTCGCGAGCGGCACGACGGCCTGAACCGCGTAGATGATGTCCGTTGCTTCGATGCCCTCGCGTGACAGTCCAACGTCGGAATAGTCACCGAGCTTCGGGGGCGGAATCTTAAAAATGCGGGCGACGTCCTTGACGCCTTGCACCGCCATCTCGACGAGCTGCAGGTCGCCGAGATCACCGCCGAACGGTTCGAGGTGCCAGCCGGCGTTCAGGCCAACGACCCCGCGCATGTTCTCGACGCCGACGTGTCGTTCCTTGAAGCCGCGCACCATCGCATCGAGCGTGGCCTTGTCGACGACCTGCGGAATCCGGGTGTCACCGTCAGCGCCGTAGCGCACCACGGCGCTCGGCTCCGCGCCGCGCTCGAAAAACGCCTTGTCGTAGAGCTGGCGCGCATAGTTGCCATCGACCTTCGACGCGGCAGCGCGCACCGGGCCGCAGCCTAAGATTTGATACTTGTCGTTCAGGTCGGGCAGCAGCTTGACGTGCGTCAGGTACTCGGGCGGGAAGTCTTTCCGTTGCGAGCCCCACGTGATGCGCCACGCCTTCAGCGAGCCGGTCACGTAGTCGATCACCGGCGACACGTGCTGCAGGCCGAGCACCAGCATCTCGATGGGCAGGCCGGTCCGGCTGTCCAGCATCGAGCTGGTCCAGATCCAGGCGTTACCCGTTTCGAGCAGGTAGCCGCACAGGAGCTGCACGACGTAGTCGCCGTCCGGGTAGCGACCGGGGTTCGGGTTGTCGTTCACGAAGTCGAGCACCGGATCGGTGTCGATGGCTTCGGGGCCCTTGCCCTTGATCAGCTTGCGGGGAATCGCGGCGACGTCCTGCATGAGCAGCGACATCGCCGAGAACAGCAGGTCATGCGTTGAGAACGATGCCTCGGCGCCGCGACCTCCATAAGCGCGGCCGTTCCCGTCGACAACGCCGGAATAGAAGGCTCTCGCCATCGCGTCGACGCTCGAACGTACATGCGCGTCGACCTCGCCGCGGGTCACCGCGCCTGCAGCATTGCCGGCACGATCGGGGCGGTTCATGTGTTTGCGCTTCGGCATAGGCAGGGCTCGTGGCTTTCGGCAGGGGCGAACAGGTGGCGAAACCGGGACGCACGAAAAGACGGCCCCGCACGCGGTTAGGCGTACGGAGCCGTGGATTAAGCCGGACGAACGCCGTAGCGTTTCCGGGCTCGACGTCGCTGCCTGAATTGCATCAGCGATGACAGAAAGAAGGGCGACGGCCGACCGGCCTAAGCCGATCCAACCTGCGGGGGAACAGGCGCGCGAGGCGACCCACTCAAGCGCTGAAGCCGCCGCCCTAGCTCGTGCGACGCGACCCCCGATCGCGTCGCTACTTTTTCTTTTCCTTCGTCTTGCTCACCGGGGCAGGTCGCTCGACCGCGCCGTCAGGCTTGCGCACTGGCCGCGTGGTGATCGAGCGATTGACGCCCGTGCTCAATGAATCCCCTTCAGGCGCAGCACTTCGCGCATCAGGTGGCCGGCTTCGTCCTCGTACTCGTCGCCGAGCTTGCGGAGGAACGTCACCGCCACGTCGTCGTTGTCGACTGCGGCAATCGACTCGTCACCGCGGTAGCGCATCACGATCGCCATATCCTTCGCGATGCGTTGCGCGGCTGCGCGCGACTGGTTGGCCGTGACGGCGAGTGCGTGCCAGCTATCCCCGGCAGCGTTACAGAGGATCGCGGCACCGTGTGCGAGCTTTCCTTGCTGCGCCTCGAAGCGGCCACACCAGTCGATGACCTGTTCGCCGAGACTCGGCTGCGGTACGGCGTTCGGCGCCTGCGACGTCATTTCGCTGGCCCCACCTGGATCGTCACACCCTCGCGCATGACCTTCGCCAGTGGATGAACGCGCGGCACGTAAATGTGCATGTCCGCCACCGCCGAACCCTCAGTCTGTACGTTGACGATCGCCAAGCGTTCCCCCTTCCAGCCCCTCGACTGCACCACCGATGTAATTTGCCCCTCGATCCTCATTGCTCCCCCTTCGTCTTTTAGTTGAAGCTGACGCCTCGACGCGGCACCATCGGCCATCCGCAGCTCGGGCACGCGCCGCAATTCGGGCAGGTGTGACGATGCGGCTCGGGAACCGGCCATGGCCCCGGCGGCTGAATCCCCGGATACGTCAGCGGCATGTCACCTGCCCAGGGCGCGCTCGGCGTGAGCGGCCAGTGGTGCGCTGGTGCGTGCTTTCCGACGTTCGTCACGGCGACACCCTCGCCAGGTACTGCTCGCACGTTTCAAGCGGACACTCGCGCACCTCGCCACCGTCGACGCCCTTGCCGCATGAAAACTTGACAAGCAGACCGGCCTTGAGGTTCAGGCACCGATGCCCCGTCTGGTGATCGTTCTCGGCGAGTCGCGAGCGGCCCCACTTGCCGGCGAGCACGGCGTCACGCCAGTCGTGGTGAAACCGACCGATAATGCGGTGCCACTGACAGACCTGCGTCGACGTCCACCCGTTCGGGTTGCCGTTCTTGATCGAGTCCGCGTAACCCTCGAAGTCCTTCATGCGGAGGAAGTGATGCTCGTCCTCGTTCCGCGCGAGCGCTTCGAGTGCGACGTGCTTGGCGCGGACGATGCCGGCCGGTTGCGCCGGACCGACGCCGCACGCGAAGTCGTCGACCGCATGGTGCGCCTCGTGCGCTGCGTCGACCGCGATCAGCTGCGCTTCGGTCAGCGCCGGCATCTGCGTCCTAGCCTGCACAGTGCCGAGCGTCATGCGCGGACGGTTCCGCAGCTCGTTCGACGGGAGGTCGAACAGCGCGCCCGCCTCGACGACGAGCGGCGTGCCGCTGGCGTCCCGCACAATGCGGACATCCATCACGTCGGCAAGGCTGTCATTCATCTTCGGCGACTGCGCACACTCGACCGGGTACGCGAGGCAGATGCCTGCGACGTCGTAGAGTACCTGCGCTTCCTTGTCGTAGTGCTTGCCGTCCTCGTCGGTCTGCCAGCTGCCGCCGAGCGTGTCTTTCAGCGCACGGGCGATCTCGTAGATGACGCCGAGACGCTTGGTGATGTCACCCAGCAGCTCGACATCGCGCTGCACCCGATGCGCGGAACCCGGCAGCGTGTCGCGCATCATGCGCACCGCCTCGGCTGCGAAATTCCATCGCGACTCCTGCGCCGCGTCCATCCAGACTTGCGTGGCCGTGCAGCCGTCCGCGTCGAATCCATACGGATCGCCGGTGCGTCCGCTGTTCTCGATCTTGACCGAGACGTCACGGCGCGACGGGCGGACAGGGTCGGTCGGGTTGGCGTTACAGTCGACCACTGGTGTCGACGCCGGCTCGGGCGTAGCGGTAACTGCCCCTTGTGTGCGAGCCGTGGTCGACGTTGGGCGCGGCGTCCCGGTGGAACGCGGCACGGTCGAAGTCGGATCAGTGGCCGGACCGCAGGCACTGCGATCAGTGCTCGTCGACGTCTTGGCGGCAACGGTCAGGATCGCGCCATTGATGTCGAGGAGCACGCGATCACCACTCGTCGGGACCAGGCAGACGTTGACGCAGAGCGTGAGCACGCCGCTGTCAACGTCCATCGCGCCGTTGAGCCACAGCGCTTGCTTGTCGGACTGGATAAACGAGACTGGCTCACCCGTCACGGTGATCGTCTGACACGTCACCTTCGAGTAGTCGGTACCGAACCGCACCGTCGAATCCGAGAGCGTCGGCGCAGCGGACGCATTGCCACTGCCCCCCAGCAACAGCGCGCACGCCAGCGTCGCAGCGCAAAGCGCCGCCTTGATGTTTCCACCCATTTTCGATGTTCCCCTTGGTTTGATTTTGGTGCGCGGAGCGGGGCGCTAGGTTCCGCGCTTGGCGGCTTGCAGCTCAGCTACGAGGCGGTCACCTCACTGCGGACCGCGACAAACGTGCCGACGTACGCGCCGAGGGCAGCGGGCACCACCATCCAGCGGTTGGTGGTGTAGGCGACGACGGTGCACGCTGACAGCAGGATGATCACAGCGGACCAGAGTTAGGAAATGAATAGTCGCCTATTACATTGCCTTTATGAGCTTGCGGGACTCTACGCTCCGCAAAGTTTCCAAGGTACGAGCGAACACGTTGCGTGCCCCAATATGATCGGAGTCGGACGTGTGGCCACAGCCAACGCACGCAAAATGCTCTCCCTTTCTGTTGTCACGATCGCACCTTCCACACTCGGGGCACGTCTGCGAAGTGTACGCGGGAGGAACGGCGTGAAGCTGCACACGGTGCTCTTCGGCCTTATGTCCAATCCGCGTAAGAACTCGGCGACAGGTCCAAGGTGCGATTGCTTTTCTAAATGCCTTACCTCTTTTCTTTTGTTTGCCACGCTTCATGTCATGCAACTTCTCGACTCCAAGCGTTGCCAGCGTACTCCACGGCAAAAGATTGATGGTCCGGTTAATGTAGTTCTCGCGTTCGCGAAAGGCTCGTTGCCGCGACTTCGAGCCAGGCTTACGGCGACGAATCTTGTCTCGAATGGCGATAAACTCGCGGCCATAGTGGTTGCCGTCCGAGTCGGAAATCAGCTTATTCAAGCCAAGGTCCAATCCCAGTGTGATGCCGCCTGTCTTGGTTGTTTTAGTGGGTGCGTCGATCCACACGATCAAAGCATCTTCACTCAGGGCACAACCTTGAATGAATTTCGCTCCGGAGACGTCTAGCCACTTGTTGACGATGGTAGTTCGCTTCGTTGGGATCGTGATACGATGCCCGGCGTGCAGCGTGGACAACCGAACGATCAGATCGAACGAACCGCGACCGACTTCTACGCCGACAAACTTAGAGTCCAGCACGGCGGAGCCGCGAAATACTGGGCAACTCGCCTGTTTTCCCAATGCCTTGGCTGATTTCTTTGTTGCCACGACCATTTCCAACGCTTGCTTCAAGGCTTGACTCTTGTACCGTTCGGACAATCGCGTACACGTCAGCCGGGCCAGCGTTGGCTTGTCGAGCGAACCGCGATCATTCCATACCGAACGGAGGTAGAAGTTGACCGCACCACGATAGGATTCCAGCAAAGCGGCAATGGCTTGTCGCTTGTGGTCGGTCGCAAACTTCAGAGTTACCTCACAGGCTCGCCTCATTCGAGTTCCTTCGCAATGACAGCGGCCTTCTTGCTGCCGCGACGCATCCCATACAATCGGCAACAGAAGCTGGTTACAACCGCAATTAAATCCTTTACTAAATCATCTTTTGCTTCTGAGTCTCTGTTGATGACGATGAGTTCGCAACCACACTTCGGCAGAAGTTCTTCAAAATACGCGAATCCAAATCGAGTCAGGCGGTCCTTGTGTTCCACGACTATCCGATCTGGATTGGAGCGAAGTAGGGCGGTTAGCTTCTTTCGCCGGTCGTTCATTCCAGAAGCGATTTCCTTCACAACCTTGTCAACAACAAACCCTCTGCCCCTGCAAAACTCTAAACACCGCTCAACCTGTCGATCCAAATCAGCCTTCTTGTCATGCGAAGACACTCGGCAATACACCGACGCTGACAGAGACTCTTTCCTTTGCGACTTCGGTTCAACTAATATTGCACCGCTTGGCGCTCTGTACGCCACAACCGGCAGCTTGCCTGTTTTGAACCATCGCCAAGCGGTGATGTACGCAATTCCGTTCTGTTTCGCCCAGTGAGATAGTTTCATGCGACTATAATAGGCAATGATCGACTACTAGTCAAGTGATCTGTTACCAGCCGGACGCGCGTCGCGTCCGGCGATGCCGGCGGTGTAGCGCGCCCAGGCGTAGTCGGCCGCGAGCGTACAGAAGAACGTCACCGGCCACGCTTGCAGCGTCGTCGCGACGCTCGAACGATGCCACGACGTCTGTGCCCTGCGGCTTCGGCACGGGCACGCGTCGCTGCGCACTCCGGGCTTTCGTGCTGTCGCTCGATCCGACCATCGGCCAGGATCGCGCCAGGAATCCCCATCATCACGCTGTCCGGTTGCCGTCAGGCTCGTCAGGCTCCGCGTTACCCGTCACGGTGCATCCCGCCGAGCACGCGTCGATCAGCTCGTCAGCGTCGAGCTCGACGTCCGCTGTCTCGTACTCGGTCAGCATCTCGCGCATGACATCCTCGGTCAGTGCCAGCGCCCCGCGGAGTGTGCAGGCATTCGCGTCCCCGAGGTTCACGAACGCCACCGGGTTGCCTTCATCCGTGACGCCCGAGATTGCCATGCCCTGCAATGACCCGTCCTCGATCATGCTGATCACGCACGCCATGGTGGTGTGCAGGCGTTGCTTGACGGGCAGCGGCTTGGGTTTATCCTTGCCGCCTTCGATGACGCGTAGGCCCTTGCGATCGACGGGCACGGCTACTTGCCTTCGAGCTTCGCGCGAACGAGGCAGTCTTTCGCTTCGAGGATCTTGCGCAGGCCCGCCGACTTCTCGGCACAGTCAGGCAGCGTCTCGTCCATCGTGCGTGCCAGGTCGCCGATAGGCTTGCTGACTTCCTGCAGGTGCGCAGGCAGGTGCTCGTACGCGAAATGTCGCATGATAGGATTCGCCATCTTTACCGTTCCCCCTTCAGGTGCGTGCGCGCCCCGCGGATCACGCGACGCTCGACGTACAGCTTGATCTTGCTGCAGCGCAGGCAGCGCCGTTGCGTCACCCAGCGGCCCGCGATCCATTCCTCGGTAGCGACGCCGAGATAGTCGCCATGGCCGAACAGGCGGCACCAGATCGGCCACCAGCGCCAGTCGCGCTTAATGTAAACACTCATGTTCGCACCTCGATCTCGCAGCCCGTCAGCGCCTTAATCAGCCCCAGCAGCTCGGACTCGGCGACCTTAACGTAGGGTTCCGCTGGTCGACCTTCACGGCCGAGGTTCATGCCGAAGTACACGCGCTTGCCTGGTGGCGTGATCACCACCGACGGCATGCCGCCGACGAGCCCACGATCGTAGACCAGCGACGTCTTTTTTGCTTGACAGATGTCGCGCGCCACGCTATTCTTTCTGCATGTCGAGTCGGGAACTGCTCAAGCACCTGAACGCGGATGGCTGGCAGGTCGTGTCGCAGCGCCCTCGAGCTTGCACATCGCCTCGGCGAGCATCTCGGGGTGGTACTGCTTGCTGACGATCCAGTTGCCCCACTTATCCTTCTCGAGCAGCGATGGGGGCGAGCTTGAAGAAGCGGAAGCCGCCTCCGTAGCCTGACAGTCCAGCACCTTCGTGCCCGTCGGCGGCCGCACGCAGGCGGGGTACGACGACACTCCGTGCGGTGTCGGAGTCAAGTTCGACAAGGACGAAGCGTCGATTGCTCCCCCGCTCGGCATTGATCTTCAGCACTGCATGACCAGTGGTTCCGCTGCCTGCGAAGGAGTCGAGAATGATGTCATCGGGTCCGCTGAATACCTCGATGAGGTACGCAACGAGATCCACCGGCTTCGGGTAGGAGAACCTGATCCCGAGTCTCTCCAGCATTAGACGCATCTGATTAGTCGTGCCGAAACCACGGAGAACGCTGACGACATGACCCTTGCGTTGCTCCCGCTTTTTGACAGCCTCGATAGCGCCCGTTCGCGTGATCTCGAACACCGTCTCCTGCCCTTTGCTGTCGAGCACGGGGCTGAAGCCGGCGGCGACAAAGGACTCCAGGATCTTGCGAGAGCTCCAGCCGGACGTGGCCGTAACAGGCTTCGACAGTTTACCCGCGGAGACGTGGAGATCTCGGTCGTATCTGGGCCACTGGACGTCTTCTCGGGCTACCCTCCCGGAGTCAAACGACGCCGGAAATCCCGCAGGAAGTCGAACCGCTACAGGCGGGTTCTTCGGACCGTTCTTCACGACCGTATTGCGGATTTCGGCGCGGAAGAGCTTGCTGTCCGCGCCGACATTGGGGTCGACGACGTTCGGCTCATCGATGTCGCCAGACTTGGAATAGGCGAGTACGTATTCGTGGTAGTTGATTACCTTGGCCTGGTTGTCGGTGTTCCCTTCGTAGTTCCATACGAAGCTGCAGTAGAATGCGTCGCGCCCGAAAAGCTCGTCGCAAAGAACTTTCAGGTAGTGGCATTCGTCGTCGTTAATGCTGATGAGCAAGGTCCCATTGCGCGGCGTGAGCAGTTTCCAAAGAAGCTCAAGGCGGGCGCGCATAAGGGACAGCCAGAGGCTGTGTTCCAAACCATCGTCGTAGGTAAAGAAGGCGCTTCCGGTGTTGTACGGGGGGTCGATGTAAATGCACTTGACCTTGCCAGCGAACTCCTGCTCCAAGGCCTTCAGGGCGAGCAGGTTGTCACCTTCGATGACGAGGTGATCACTGCGTCGGCCAACGTTGGTCGCCGACACGTGCGCGAGCGAAGCCTCAGGGAGCAGAATGCGGGGCTCCAGCCGGGGCCGCTCATCCTTGCCGATCCAGGTCAGCTCCAGTCGTTTGAGTCGGTTCGTCATTTCTTCTTCCCTGCGGCACCCGACCAAGCCGGGCCGCGTGACGGTGCCGCACCCCGTCAAGGACGTGACGCCAGGCACGCACCGCAGCATTGAACGCCAGGCGGGGATACAGATACGCTAGGCGAAGGGAGCCGCTACTATGACGACCTACATTGCGATTCTACGGAAAGAGCCTGACTCCGACTTCGGAGTAATGTTCCCCGACTTTCCAGGGTGCATCACCGTCGGCGAGACGCTACAGCAGGCCCACGAACGCGCCGTCGAGGCGCTGGCGTTCCATATCGAAGGCATGCGAGAGGACGGCGAGCCAATCCCTGACCCGAGCGCGCTTGATGCCGTCCTCGGTGATCCCGAACACCGCGGCGGTGTGCCGCTGTTGGTGCAGTACGCCGCAGCGCCCCGCGAGCGAAAAGCTAGCTAGGGAACCTGTAGCGCGTTCACGACCTCGCCTGCGTCAGCACCGCCACACGATCACCGCAAGCATAATCACGCCCGCGCGTGGCGATAGTAGCGTGATACCGACGAGCATCAGAAACACCCCCGGCGTCACAGCCCGACCTTGCGCGACGTCACACCACCCGACAGCAGCGGCGCTCGCAGTCTGAGCGTCACGCCGTCATCGCCCTTGGTGTGCGACATGATTTCCAGCCGCGACCAGTCGAGGCGGTAGCCAGCCTGCACGCACTGCCCTCGGATGATCGTGATTGCATCCTCGGTCGCGTGGCGTGCGTCCTTGAAGGTGGCTGTCAGCTGCGCCCAGCGTTCGCCGGTGGTGACCGTCGGCGGGGCGGGCGTCAGCGGCGTGCGGGCAGCCGGACCAGGCACGGGGCCAGCGTTCGCCATCGCGCGCGACAGGTAGTCACTGAACGGGTCGGTGCGTGGTGCCATGACCTTGATCGCGCGACCGACGGTTGCCTTGACCTCGGCGACCATCTCGTCCGCGCATCGCGCGAGCGCATCGCGGAGCAGGTTGGGCATCGGCGATGGCTTCAGCGGCATCGTAAACGGGCGCACGACAGGCGCCGTGGCAGGGTCATGCTTGAACGTCAGGCCGTGCCGCGGCGTCGGGTCGTTCATCGGCACCCAGCTGCCCGACACATAGTCACGCAGCCCCGCACGCGCCATCGCCACGACCTTCTCGACCATGTAGGCGACCGGCAGGCGTGCCCCCTTCGGGGTCGACTGCGAGTGCTGCGGCGGCAGCGCGATCGACGCACGGGACAGACTGCGCCCGTTGCCGAGATCCATGCTTGCCGTCTCGACCTTGGCCGGCATCCCCCGGAAGCCGAGCCAGTAGGTCAGCCAACGTGCGGTGTCGTTGGCGTCCTGCTCGCTCAGGTTGCGGTCGATCAAATACGACTTGCGCGTGAGCAGCACCATCAGCGTGACGCCGCCACCCTTGCGCGGTTGACACCAGGCTTCGTAGATGTCGGACGACAGGCCGAAGCGCTTCTCGTGCGACGTGTTGTGCGCAGGATCTCAAGCGCATCGCCCGTGTGAATAATACTGCTCATGTCAGCGGCTCCAAGTGTGGGGTAGCAGTCAGCGGGCAGTGCAGCGCCAAGCCGTGCAGCGCCTCAAGCATGGCGTGGCAGGCGTCTTGGCGCGCCCAGTAGCGCATGCACCCTAGTCGCATCAATTGCTGACGATCGGCATCGCTGACCTTCTCGGCGCTGCGGTTCGCCACGGCCTTGCGGCGCAGCTCTGGCTTGCCGAATTGCGGCACCGCGATGATGCCGCTCGTGGCGGGGACCAGCGGCCCCATGTCATGGTATTTCTCGACAGGCAAGGCGACGTAATGATGGCCGATACGACGGCCAAAATCAGGGCATTTCCACTTCCGCTTGCTGGCGTCAGCCTTTAGGTCTGCCTTACTGGTCTTGATCTCGACCTCGTACAGCACTCCGCTTTCCGACAGCACCGCGAGGTCCATTTCCCAGCTTACCAGCCCCCAGCTGACGTTCGGCACGACAATGAATTGACGCCAGGGGAAGATGTGCCTTGCCACCGCCGTGGCAATGACATCGGCATGCGCCATGGGGTACTTTCTTGGACTTGGGTTCATGTCAGCGGCTCCACGTGTGGGCACGTGTGGGGTAGGGGGCGGGGCGCAGCCGATTTAGCGAGCGGCAAATAACCGCGGAACACGCGCAGCCTGCGCCTACAGACGGGGCACGCAAATTGCCCGGCGTCTGGCATCCAGGCCATGGCGCGCCGGTGACAGCAAGGCCAGCGCACTTAGGCATCCTCCAAGCGGACCGCGGTGCATGGCCGGCCACCGAACAGCCGCACCTACTCAGCATCACCCCTCCACCACGTCACTTGCGTTGATCCCCGAACACGGCACTTCCGCGCTGGCCCCTGCTTCACGAGTAGGGCCGCGTCTGCATCAGTCAGCCGGCGGCGGATCTCTTGCAGCTCGCCCAGCTCGCGGCGGTCGGGGTCGCTCCCGAGCTGCCACAGCTCGCAGGCGGTCATGCCCGGATAGGCGCGCACGAGGTTGACGACGAGCGTCACGTGCGTGCCCCGCTTCCCGGTGCGGGTCACGTAGTCGGCTGCCAGGTGCGACGTCACAGGGTCGTTCGTGTGCGCGATCGGGTTCTGCCCGAACAATGAGCCTTGCCCCTTCAGCACCCGTACGCCCTCCATTCTGCTTCCTTCGCTGCTTGAATCTCTCGGCCGTTGTCGCGTGAGCCACCCGACCAGAACGACGCCGACGTGTGACTGAGGCGGCTTGCCTGCAGCCGGCGCACTTCCTCGCGGGCGATGCCCTCAAAGTCAAAGGTGAACCCGTTATACGTGCGCAGGTTGTCGTATGGCGGACTGGTGACGGTTAAGTCCACGCTCGCATCCGGCAGCCCCGCCATTACCTCTAGGCAGTCGCCGTGGTGTAGCGCGTAAGTCATGCCGTTAGCCTCATGCCGCTGCCAGTAGTGATTCTTGGCGATCAAACAGCCGTTCGGTTGCACTGGCGTAATAGCCCGCATCCTTCTCGATCCCGATAAACGAGCGGCCCATCGCCTGACATGCGATACCAGTGCTGGCCGATCCCGCGAATGCGTCAAGCACTACAGCGCCAGGCTTGGAACTGGCCGCGATGATGTGCCGCAACAGCGCCTGCGGCTTCTCGCATGGGTGCTTGCCCCTGTATGCCTGCACCGTGGGGAAGTCCCAAACGTCGGTATAGGGGACATCAGCGGTGACTGCGAACGGTCGCCGCAAGTCCTCGTAATCCTTGCGCAATTCATGGTAGTCCTTGCGCAAGTCCTCGTAATCCTTGCGCAATTCATGGTAGTCCTTGCGCAAATAATGGTAGTCCTTGCGCAAATACTCGCCGCCTTGGCGGTTGGCATAGGCGCGAAGCTGTTCGTACTTCTCGCGCGTAGGCAGCCTCCACTGAACGCGGCTCAGGTAGTGGCCCGCCATCTGGCTGGATGTTGCGATGTTGGCGTCTCGCGAAGTCAGGCCAGCGCGCTGCCACTCGCCCGCGATATAAGCCCGCAACGGCTCAAAGATGAACCCCCGCAGCTCGTCGCACTTGGCCGCATAGCCCGCCCCACCCTTGGCGATGTTGTCCGCGCCGTAGTGCTCGGCAAAGATGATTGTTTCGGAGGCGGGGAAGTAACCGCGTAAATCATCCTTACATGCCCCATTATGCCACCCCTGCTCCTTGCGCCATCGAATGTTGCACAGCACGCTCAAGCGCACGGCAATCTGCATTTCTACGCGGCTACCCATCTGCGGGCTGGCGAACAGGTACAGGCTCCCATTCGGCTTCAACACGCGCACGAACTGTTCCACCACACCATCCAGCCACGAGAGAAAGGCGTCCGGCTTATCCCATTGCCTGTCCCAATCGTCGCCCTTGACCTTGAAGTAGGGCGGGTCAGTCAGCACAAGATCGATGGAGTTGTCCGGTAGCGTCCGCATAACCTCCATGCAGTCGCCGTGGTGTAGCGCATAGGTCATTCGTTCTCTATCCGTTTCCAGCATGTTTGTTAATGCGTGACGTGCGGTGCGGGAAAGTGCATCGGGTGTCGGTCCTCTGGCGCGTGCTCTGCCACATGCCTTTCCCCGGCGACCTGTATCCGCGTCTGATTGCGGTCCAGTTGCCAGTCGTCGACGTGGGTGTCATCGCAGTTCTTGCACGCCCAGTGCTCCAGCTCGAACACCTCAAGCTCTGGCAGGCGCTCGAAGGTGGCGATGATCCAATGCCGCTTGGCCGTCATGGGTCTCACAGCCTAGCTCTAGCGCTGCCTCGACCGCGGTCAGTGCTTCGACGATGGCTGTGGTGTAGCCGTCCACCGTGCCGGTGGTGCGGACCTTCAGGATGTAGAGCGACACTTTAGCTAGCCCGCTCAGCCAGACGTTTCTCGGCGTGCTCGATCAGCTCGCAGGCGATGTCGACCGCCGCGGTGCCTGTCGTCTTGGCGATGTCGGTCACGTGCGCGTGGGTGCCCAGCATGCGGCCGACGAGATCGACCACCAGGGCGAGGCGGTCAGGCTGCGTCGCTGCCAGCTCCCCGGCGCGAGCTCCATAGCCCCCGAGCGTGACCTGATCGGTACACACTGACGGCACGGGCGCGGGTGCCGGCTCGTCCATGCGCATGACAGCCGCTTGGATGTTGCCGAGGTTGTGGCCCTCGTGCGGGGCCACGAGCGCGACCTGTACGTCCCGCTCCATCCAGAGGCTGTTCAGCTCGCTGACCAGGCCAGGTGTCGCTTCGGCGTCGAGGTTCAGCACCACCGACACGCGCGGCCCTTGCCGCGTACGCAGCTGCGTCACGTTGGCGATGCGTGCGGCGTAGGTTGTCGCCCCCATTACGCCGCGGCTCGGTTCTCGATGAAGTATAGCTCGCGCTCGGCGATCGTGGTGCCCTCGCCGGTCGCTGCCTTCAGGTCGCGGACGCAGCCGTTGCAGCGCTGAATCAGCGTTCCGATCGGCGTCGACTTGGTGTTGATCCGGTACGCGTGCCCACAGGGCAGCTTGCCCGTGCGGTACTGCTTGCGTGCGTTGCGTCCCATCCCCTCACCCCCTTGTCACCCAAACGAAATCGCGTTGTCGATGCTGATGAGCGACGACGACCGCGCTGCGTAGGCCAGCACCACGGCATCCGCACGGTCAGGGCTGTTCACCCCGGCGCGGTGCTTCAGGCGCTTGCGCATGTCGTCCTTGCTCTCGACTTGAATCTGACCCTTCCCGTTCACGCGGTAGCGGATCGCCGACATTTGCGCGCACAGCAGATCATCCTGCGGCAGATCGCAGTCGCCCGACTTCAGACGCTCGCGCACCGCCCAATACAATTCGCTGCGGCGGTTGAAGTACCGCTCGGGGTCGTGGGCGCGTGTGCCGACGTTGATCGGCTCGGACGGTTCCCCTTCCTCGATCAGCTTATCGTGCACCCCGGCGCCGATGCCGTTGGCGTCCACGCCGATCACCTCGGCTCCGAAGTCGCGGCGCCATATCTTCGCCCGACCGGCGGTCGCCATCGTATCCTGGTTCCGGTAGCACTCGACCAGGCGCACCCGCGGTCCATGCCGGGTCGCGATGACGGTTTCGTCGCCCCCGTACAGTGCGACGTCGACGCCGAGCCCCTTCGGGTCGGTCGCCTTGGGCTCGATCTCTCGGGCCATGGCGCGCTCGATCCACGAGAGCGGGAACAACGTGTCGTCGCCCAGCTCGGGGAAGTCAGCCAGCACGCGGCTGATGTAAAACGATGACTCCTCGCCGTAGCGTGCGGCGATGTCGTCGACCCATTCCTGTGTGACCAGGCCAGGGATGACGATACCGTTGCCCTGCAGGTTCGGCGTATCGAACGCCGTGATTTTGATTTTCTCGACGCCGGGGGTTTTGAACTCTTGAGCGAAGCGGCTGTTAGGATCGGTTGGGTTGCCGATGCTCAGCAGCCGGGCGCCACCCGACGACATGACCGCGTCGATGGCTTCCCAGATTTCATCCGCGACGCCGCTTGCCTCGTCGACGATGATCAGAATGTGACCGCTCGACGGGTGGACGCCCTGAAAGCTCGTCGGGTCGTCAGTCGCGAACCCGAACAGGTACCACCCATCCTCGAACGTCAGGTCGGTGAGGTTGAGCTTACCACCCAACGGCCGAAGCGCTGTCGAGTGCGCCTTCCGCAGCTCCTGCCACAGCAGCTTCCGCACCTGGCGCCCCGTCGGCGCTGTCGTGATCACGATGCTGTACGGGTGACAGCACCCGAACTGCAGGGCCGCTCTCGCTGCCAAGTGCGTCTTGCCCGCGCCATGGCACGAGCGCACCGCCGTGCGTCGATTCTTCTTGATCGAGCGCAGGATCTCTACCTGCTTCGGCCAGAGCTTCCCCGATAGGTGCGTCTCGACCCACCATTCCGGGCGTTGCTTGTTGGTCAGGTGGTTGATGATCTTCTGATCCTCGGGTGTCCTCGCCCTCGTCATTCGGCACTAGCTCCCCGTCAATGTAGTCGTAGCCTTCGATTCGCACCCCCTTGCGAATCAGCGCCTCGGCTTCGCGAGCTAGGTCGGCGTACGTCGTCACCATTGCGATCGGCCCGCCACCGGGGCCGGCGTGCTCGTGGGCGACCTTATCCGTCATCCCGCAGAGATTCTTCGCGAGGAAGATCGCCGCGGTCGCGTTGGTATCCTTCATCCCAAAGAGGGCCGCGCGCACGCTGACCTTCGCCTCTGCCTGCCCTCGCGCCCAGATAGAAGCGTAGGGCTCCTCCAGCAGTCGTCGGTAGACCGTTCGCTCGGAGACGCAGAACCATTGCGCCACGTCAGCGACCGTCGATGCGCGAAGCGCCAACTTGTAGAGCTGGGTTAGGTCGAGTGCCACTTCAGGTCGACCACCAACGGACTCGCGGACCTGACCCCCAGTGTCAGACGCCACAACTAGCTTCATTCCCGATGACAGAACTAGCGCCATGGGCTGATGTGACGCTGATCAAGGCATAGAGACTTTGGGCCGTGAGCCTTCCGGCGTGCGCCAATGAATGGCAATGAGGGCAGAGCATGATGCCGTTCTCTGATTCATCCGGTCCATCTTCCGATATCGGAACGATGTGATGTGCGTGAACGGTCACGTCGAACCCGCAGACTTTACACTTCAGTCCATCGCGCTCGGCGACCCGTTGGCGAAAGCTAACGCCGTACTTTTGTACGGAGGCGTTCCTCGCCTTCGCATGACGCGCTCGACGCCGATACGAAGCCGCCCCCTGGCGCAGCTTTCGTAAAACACCCTGAACGTCTTTTTCTCTCCCCCCGAGAGAAAGGAGGCCGGCACGAAGTCGATCCACCTGCGTAAGGGCATACTCTGCGAATTCGCAGTCTTCCCGCCCAATACCGTGGCTCTTGCCATTTGCAGTGGCGTCTAGCATGCCGGCGTATAGTTTTTCGATTGTCGGCATAGGGGGGCCATTGCGACGTCACAAAGAAACAGAAGGAAGGGGGCTCATGGCTGACGGTGTGGTGATCGTAGAAGAGGCCGCCGATACCATGATAGCCGCCGTGCTCGTCAGTGTGGAGGGTTGACCCACTCTCAACGCTCTTGTGGATGGCCGCTTGGAGTGTGTTCGCCTCAGTGCTGGCGACGGGGTGTGCTTTCGTCCGGCCGCCCTTGCCGCGCTCGCGCATCCCCATCACCGGAATTTTTCCCACCGTGCCCCGGCCGGCACGCAACTTTTTTGAAGCGTCGGGGCCATCGCGGTCAAGTGTTTGGATCGTCTTCGTTCCGCGAAGCAAAGTACGTCCGCAGCTGGTCGCGCAGATTCCTCGACCGCGCAGAGCCGTCATCGACGAGCTGATAGAGCCCCTGCCAGTCACGCTTGAGATCAACGTCAGGGTTGAATCCGTTGTCGACCAGGATGCGCCAGCGCTGCCAGTATTGCCGCGACCGCTTCGGCCCATGATGAGCATGCGTGATGAGGCCAGGGATGAACCCGATGTTGCGTCGGATCTCGCGCTCGGCCAGCGCCTGCCACTCATGCAACCGACGAACATAGCCGGGGTGCGCCTTCGGATGGAACGATCGGTCTACCTCACCGATCAGCGCTTGCGCTTGGTGATGGTCACCGGCGCCAGCGATGGCGAAATCAATCTGCCCGCCAACCGCGTCGAGCGCATCCCGGCGCCACGCCCACGCGAAACCCGGATGCCACAGGTGCGTTTTGCCTGGCTGCACCGGACCGCCGTAGTACGGACGGTGACCAGTGGGGTTGCGTTGATCGCCCTCGCGAAAACACGCCGCGAATGACTTGTGTGTCTGGTGCGGCCTGAAGTCGTGCGTCAGGTCGAGTGCTTCACTCCACGGCTGCAGCACCGCGTAGTGTTGCAGTGCCTGAACGATGGCACCTGCCCAATCCGGCCGAACGAAACGAACGTCGGCGTCGAGAAAAAGGATGTACTCGGCGTCATGGGGAAGCCGGGTCACGCCGACATTCTGTGACGACTCCTTGTGCCAGATTTCGGACTTGGTGCGCAGGCGCGTATATTGGTGCTGCGGAGTCGGCACCCATGACGGCGTCGCCGAATCCATCGCGGGCGCATACTCCGGCACCGCATGGTCACGATCCCCGAACGCGACCTCGACCGTATGCAGGACGGCGCCCGCGTCGTGAACCATCTTCGCAAAAGGCTCGTAGAGATCCCAGCGAGAACGGTAGCGCGCTGAATTGAACAGGGTGCACACCACATGCAAAGGCGCGTGGACGCGGTCGGGCCGCGAGAACATCCCCGGTTTGAATCCCTGCGCTGCCTCTTGATTCGCCACTGTCCACCACCTACCGAGAAGATCCGCCGCCTAGTTGCGCCGGTACAAGAACATGAGCCACAGCCAGGCGAGGTTCGCCGTGGCGATCGAACAGCCACCCGCGAAACTACACCAGAAGCCAATCGCTGGATACAGCCAGCAATTCCAAAGAGGTCGCTATCCGCTGCGTCGACATAATCGCCAAACTCGGACGTTCACGGTTGTACGGCTACGGCCGTTGCCACACCAGCATCGGATTCCAACACCCCCCACTTAACCCGCCCGCTCTTTTCTCTCATTCAACATCGGCAATCGGTTCACGATCTTCATCGTCTCCACACTCACCCGCACCACCCGCCCGATCAAATCCACAATATACCTCGGCTGGTTGTGTTCCTTACACCAGTCGTTCGGGTCATTCACAATCCCGCTGTCCTTGTCCCGCGTGAATTGATAGCGTTCGATAATCCATTCGATCGCAGGCTTGCCGTTCACGATGTAGTCGTACGCCTCCAGCGGAATCTTCGAGATCGTCAGGTGGCTGTTATAGATGATGCGGGTCTTGTCCCACTTCGCCCCCGCGGCCTTCTGCTCGGCGCTCGGGCGTTCGAATCGCATCTTGTCGACCTTATAGGTCTCGGGCAACCCCAGATCGAGCTTGTCGTGAATCTCCTCCACCGGCCAGGTCGGCACCGTCTCATAGTTCAAGTGCCATTCCGCCAGCTTCCGGCCGGAGTCGGAGAAGGTTTTGAAATCCTTGGTTTCTTTCGTCAGCGGGATGCGCGGCAGCATCTTCTTCAAGTCCGCCGCGAAGCGGGTGCGGTACTCGGGGGAATGCAGCACGCCGTAGACGTAATAGAAGATGTCCTGCTTGCCCACGTCCTTCCCGTACGCGGCCCGGAACGTCTTCAGGATCGCATCCGTGATCGCGTCCCGACGGCGATAGCCGTCGATGACCTCACCTTCGCTTTTACCGAGGTTGAGATTGCCGGAATCTTCGGCGGGTTCATAGAGATAGAGCGGGTAACACTGTCCTGTATCGTGCAAATGCCGGTTGGGCGTGCAATTGGTTATCAACGCGGAGAATTCTTTCGAAGCGCCGATGCCGGACACCATGATTGAGAGGTTTTTGGAGTTCGCAGTCGGGTAGATCTTCGGAATTTGGTAGACGCAGTTATTGAATTGGCGGTCGAAGTACATCCACTGCTTTGAATACGGACGATACATCGACTGGCGAACAGCGTCCGAATGGAATTTGCCCGCTTTTCCTCTCGCCAAATCCTGTTTTACCTCTCGCGTCCAACTGATCTTCTTGAGGTCGATCTCAATGAAATCGTCAACGGCCTCTAACCGCTCCTTCGGGGTAGTGGGAACGTTGGAGTTTTTGAATCGTTTCACTTCAGAATTGAAGAAGTCGATCATGTCGGACATGTTCGACCGCAATACTTTCTGCGAGAAGTTGTAGCACCATGCGTCGCGGTTGGTGATTACGCCGCTTGAGTAGTCTTCAAAGAATACAACCTTTGAAATCGCGTCGGTCTGGCCCAATTCATCGAAAGTCGAAAAGGCTTCGTCTCTCTGGTTGATCCAGTCATTGTCGCTATTGGGCTCAATCTCTCTCCACTTCCCTGCGTTTTCGATTCCCGAAACGCTCGCGAAACTCTTAACGAGCGCGAGCTTTTTTTCGCGGCTGAGGTAGTCGCCGATGTCGTGGTACCGGACTGTGCAACCGTCCTTCTTAGCGGGGTTCTTTACAAACAACGTGATGGCGATAGGCGCGCGACTACCGGAGCCGAAGATTTTTCCGCCTTCTTGCCTTGATAGCTCACCTGACGTCCGCTGGTTTCCGCGCAAGTTAAAGACCAGAATCGATGTAAATTCGTCTTTCAGGCAAGCACGCAAGCCATCGAATGCGTTACCGTCGATGTACGAGCCGTTGGTGACAAATCCAATTACGCCGCGGTCCTTGATCCGATCGCTGGCCCAGCGAATGGCGCGGACATAGCTGTCGTAGACACTGTTCAGCAACGTCGCATTTGACCTTTCCGCGTACGTCGCACGGATGCGGTCGTCCAACGATTCGTATTTGAGGTTCTTGTTTCCGTCGTTCTCACTGTTCTGTAGCGCGGAGTACGGCGGGTTCGCGATGACCACGCGAATCGGGCTGGCTTTCTGGCGTTTCACGCGGGCGGAGTTTTCGGGGAAGGTGCCTTCGAATTGTTGTTGGCCGGATTCGTAGAGTTGGAACGTGTCGGTCAGGCAGATGCCGTCGAAGGGGATGTAGTCGTCCTTGCCCTTGCCTTCGGCCAGGCTCGCGCCTTGGCTTCGCAGGCCGTGGAAGGTTTCTTCGATGTTGATGGCGGCGATGTAGTAGGCGAGCAGGACGATTTCGTTGGCGTGCATCTCGTGTTTGTATTTGTGCAGCAGCTTGTCGGGCGGGATGAGGCCGGACTGGAGCAGACGGACGAGGAACGTGCCGGTGCCGGTGAAGGGGTCGATAATGTGGACGTCTTTTTCGCCCAGTCCGCTGTTGAACTCGTCGCGTAAAACGTCCTGAACGCTGTGGATGATGAAGTCGACGACTTCGACGGGCGTGTAGACGATGCCCAGCCGCTCGGCCATGCGGGGAAAGGCCTTGTTGAAGAACTCATCGTAGAGCGTTTTGATGACGGTCTGGCGGCCTTCGGCGTCGTCGACGCCTTCGACTTTTCTTTTTACGGCTTCGTAGAACTTGTCGAGGGTTTCGGCTTCCTTCCCGATGGCTTGCTCGTCGAGCAATTGCAGCATCTTCCCCATGGCCTGCGAGACGGGGTTGTGTTGCGTGAACTGGTAGTTGCCGAACAGCGCGTTGAACACCGGCCCGGTGATGAGGTGCTGCGCGAGCATCTCGATCGCGTCGTCACGGCTGACGGCGGGGTTGAGGTTGTGCTGCAAACCGGCCAGAAATTCGGCGAAGGCTTTGGCGTGTTTGCTCTTGGGGTCGTCCAGCAGCGCCTTGATGCGCGTGATCAGGTCGGGCGTCAATGACCTACCGCAGCAGCGACGCGATGGTGCCCGCGATCGAACCGCCGATGGCTGCGCCGATGATGGCTACGAGCGGCACCAGACGATACTTCAGGTTCGCGACGTCCTGGCGCAAGTCGTCGCGTAGCGCGCGAGCGACGTCACGCGATTCGAGCGCGGCGTTGACCTTATGCTGGCACTCGGCCAATTCGTCGGCCTTCGCACCGACTTCCGCTTCCATCTCCAGCACGCGGGCCGCAAGGCCGTGGTTGACAGATTCGGCCGTTTTCGCGTAGGCCGCGCAGGCCGCTTCGTTCGCCCTGGCGACGCGAAGATCCGCAAGCAGCCGGGGACCCACCTCGGACTTGGCGCGCAAGATCGACATAAACAGCGAGCGCGCACCGCGTAGCTCGCGCATCGCTTCGTCGCGGAGCGAGAGCGCTTGCACCGACGTCAGGTTCGCACGCTCGGCGTTGCTCTGCGCCTGCTCGGCCGTCGTCTGCCAGTCACAGGCCACGCTCTTGTACGCAGCCAGCGTTGCCTCGCGCGACTCGACGGTGTCCGTCAGGTCGTCGACTTCGTCGAGCAAGCCGCGGACGTCAGCCTGCAGCTCGGTGCCGATCTCGCGCAGACCCGACACCGTGCGAATCTTGGTCAGGTCCACGTCCTCGAGACCAGGGGCGATGTCGTCCGGGTCCACCATGTCAGCCTCGACCACCACAACCTCGCTCCCCGCTGCCCGCTTTGCCATACCAGCCCCCTCGATTTTGTTTTGTGATGTCACTGCTCAGTCGAGCAGTGAGCCGTCCGCGATTGACTCAGCGCCCTGCGCGAGCGCATCGACTTGCCGGCGCGTGAGGCGCACGATGACGCTGTCGCTGCCGCCGAATACGGTCAGCTGCGCACCGCCCTTGTCTGCCTCGGTCAGCGCGATGCCATTGCCGTTCTCGTCCTGCAGCCGCAGCTCGATCATCGCGCGTGCCGCGTGACGCGTCGTGCGCGTCGCTGCGCTTGGCGCTTGGCCTTGCGGAACGCATTCCGCGACGCCTTCCGCCGCACGCCATGGGCGCGGTTGTCCCGAATACGGGCGTCGATCACCAGCTCGCGACGGGCAGCTTCACCCGTCGGGGTTCCCCCGAACCACCTCCGCAGCTTCCCAAACATAGAACCCCCCTTACTCGCCGATGATCGACGCCAGCTTTGTGCGCGCCGTCTCGTACAGCGCGCGTGCCGAATCCGGGCGCACGTTCAGCTCCTGCGCGATCTCGAAGAACGATGCGTTTTCCATGCGAAGCGCGACCACGCGGCGCTCGTCGAACGTGAGTCGCGCCATCGCAGATTCGAGAATGAGGTGCGCTTCGGTTGCTTCGATGCCACCGTCGCGAGTGATAACGGACATGACTGGTTCCGATCTTGTGGAAGTGAACTACGAGAGCCGCTGCAGGACGGTTCCGAGAACCGACTTGACCGTGACGCGCAGCGGGCACTGCGGCTGCGCCATGCAGTGCTCAGCGCAGCCACACGGGTCGCCCGGATTCGCGGCCGTCGTGCTGGCGTACGCTCGGACGGCCGACGGCATGGCGCCGAACACGATGACTTGCGGGCAGTCAACTGCAGCAGCGACGTGCATCAGGCCCGAGTCGTTGCCGACGTACAGCGCGCAGCGTTCGAGCACGGCCGCGGTTTCGCGGATCGTCAGCTGGTCGAGGTAGCTCGCGTCCGTTTGCGGCAGCGGGCTATTGCGGCGACCACCGTTGCAGTCAGGCACCGTCGCGCCGACTTCGATGACTGGCACGAGCTCATCCGACAACGCAGCGACGAGCCGTTCCCACGAAGCGCGCGGCCAGCGCCGGCTCGGCCATCCGGCCCATGCGTCGACGGCAACCGCGCCGTGAGGATTGTCGAGCGCCTTGGCTGTCGCGCGCTCGGCGGTGGTCAGGAATATCTGAGGCTCACGGCACTGCAGCTGCTCGTACATTGGCGAGGCGTGGTCGATGCCGCAGGCGTGGGCGTACGAGTCGGCCATGTGCTGGCCGGCGTACCCACCGAGCGGCAGAACAACGACGGTGCCGTCATCTTCCCATCCGCCTTCGAGGTGAGGATTGCTCTCGAACAGCTCGGGCCGTCGGACGTCCACCGTCACACGCTCGCTCGGGCGGAAGGCCCGCAGCGCGCGCACCGTGGCCGTCATGGCGACCTCGTCGCCGAGCGAACCGCGCAGAAATAGGCGCACGGCTTAGATCGCCACGCGCTCGAACACGATGACACCGCCGTAGTCGAGGGCCGGGTCGTACGTATGTTCCACGATGCGCCAGTCGGGCCGCAGCATCGGCAGCATTCCGAGTTTGCGAATGGCTTCGAGCGTGGCCGTGCCGAAATCGGGGTGGTGCTTCGGACCCGTGCCCTGCCAGTCGCATTTGTTCTGTGCCAGCGGCGACGCGTCATGCAGGATCATGCGTCCGCCCGGCAGAACCTTGTCGCCGTAGTGCAACGCATCGAGCATCACGTGATTGATGTCGTGTCCGCCGTCGACGAACAGGAAATGCAGCCCGTTGGAAACTTCGATGTAGACGTGACTCGACTCGCCCTGCACCACGCGCGCGCCAGCGAACGGCGGCACGTCAGCGCACACAGCACCGCCTGCACCATCGCGGCCGTTGTCGACGCCGACGTAGTCAAATGCGATGCCGCGGTCGGTCAGGAACTCGGCCATGCCGCGCGAGGTTTCGCCGTGGCAAATACCGATTTCGCAGAGGTTCAGCGTCGTACCCGCGAACTGTTTCGCAACCGCGAGCAACGAGTGCGCGATCGCGGTTGCATCGACCGCCGTAATGAGTCCGAACCGCTTCAGCATCCCGACCCCCTCACGTCCACTCGAAACCGTTATGCGGTGACGCGATCACGACCGTGCGCACCTGACCGCTGACACGTGACGCACACAGCTTCAGCGGGCCCGGCACGTCTCGGTCAGGAATGTCGCCGAAGTCGTGCACTTCCATGCCGAGGTTGGCGACGCTCGCCCATGCGGCGAACGTCCGCAGCACCTCGAATTCCATCCCCTCGCAATCGACCTTGAGCAGCGCACAGCGCTCGATCGCGTACCGCTCGAAGATGGCGTCTAGCGTGGTTGATGGTGCTTCGCTGACGAGGTGTCCGCTCGGGTCGCCGACGTAGAAACTACTTCCGCCGCCGGTGTTATAGCTCGGCGTTACGACCCGGACCGCGCGGCCGTCACTGCTCACGCCAGCATGATGCGGCTCGACGAGATCGGCGACACCGTTGGCCGCGATGGTCAGCTGCAGGTGGCGGAAATTGTCGGCGGCGGGCTCGTAGCTATAGGCACGCACGCCGTAGCGGAGCGCGAGGAAGCAGGCGAACGCGCCAGTGTGCGCGCCGATGTCGACGACGACGTCACCGGGCTGCAGGTTCAGCTCGCGGACGCCGTAGCAATCTTCGCGCAGCTCCTTGACGACGCCGAGCGTCGAGCCAGCGCCCGCGCTGTCATGCACGACGAGCGACACGCCGTCGATGATCTCGGTTGACTGAACCGTCTCGCTCACGCTGCCCCTTCCAGGACCATGTTGACCGCTTCCAAGACCTCAAAAACCGAGATCGCCGAGAAGCACGGGGCGATCTTGTTGCCGTTCTCGACGGGACAGCTGGTCAGCCAGCACGGCGAGCAGGCCACGCGTTTCTCGACCCACACGTCACCGACGTATCCGACTACCTCGCGCTGCTCGCGGCCCCCGGCTACGATCACCGATCGCGTCCGCACGGCGTTCGCGAGGTGCATCGGCCCAGAGATCGGTCCGACGTGACAGCGCGCATCGGCCAGCAGGCGCATGCTGAGCCGAACCGGCCAGCCGCGCGCGTCGATGTCGGCGCCGACGTCCGGGTCGTCAGTCGACCCGACCTGCACCACCTTGACGCGCCCATCGCTCGCGAGGCGGGCGACCAGCTCGCGCCAGTCCTGCGCCGGCCATCGCTTCGTGTTTCCTGCCCACGGCCCTGCGCTCGACTGGACCGTCACGTACCGCGGGAAGGGGGGCGATTCGCCACCCTCACCCACCATGAAATATGCGCGTTGCTGAATCGTCGTCGGCGGCTCAAGCCCGAGCTGCCGACACATGAACGTGACCTGATGCTCACCGCCCGTGGTGTTCATGTCGTCGAGCGCCGCGAACGTGCGCGGCGAGCTCGGCGACCATGGCTCAGTCATCACGTCGAGATTGCCGACGTACAGCTCAGGGTAGGCGACAGCGAGGGTGATCGGTTCCGATGGACGCTGGCGGCGGATCTCGTGCGCCACCGCGGAAAGGACCATGGCATCGCCAAGGCCCGGACCACCGGCTACGAGTCGCACGCCGGAATGCCGTTGTAGATCGAGAGCGTGCGATTGACGAACACGAACCGCGCCGGATGGCGTTGGTACACCGCTTGGTAAAACTCCCCGTCGCATTCGTAGCGATCGCGGTTCCACCGCAGCTCGCCGATCAAGTCGAACGGCACGCAGCACTGTCCCGTGTCGATCATGCAGGGCTGCACACGATCCGGCGCAGCGATGCACCGCAGGTTCCCCGCGGCGTCGACTTGATCGACAACGATGGCGTGCCCTGGCTTCGTGCGCATGTAGTGCGCGACGGTCGCCAGATACTCGGGGTGCATCGTGGTGTCGTCGTCGAGGAAGCAGACGTATCCGCCGGCAAGGCGGTCGAGCACGTCGCTACGCTCTGCCGAGCCGACGCGGCCCGTTACATGGCAGCGCGTCATGCGGCAGAGGAACGGCAAGGCGCGATCAGTCTGCGTGACATCATCGACGATGAGGAACGATGCGAGCGACCGCCACCACACTATCGGCATGTCCTCGCCGGCATTGCGCAGCGCAGTCGCGATCGACCGCCCGATTTCGGGCAGGTTCGCGACGCGCGTCACCGGCGTGACGATCGTTAGGGTAGGCAGCAGGTCCACGAAGGCTCCTCGGGCGCACTTGAAGATGCGGCGCCAGTGACGACGCCGTTGCCGCGCGCGCGAAGCGCAACCGGCCAAAAGTACGACGGCCCCGGTACCGCACCCCGGAAGGGGTGCAGCCCGAGGCCGCTTCGTAGTCGGCGGGGTCGTCCCGCCTGCTCGATGGCCGCTAGTGCGGCTCTTGAATATTGCCCTTCGATTTACTGCCATGCCCATTTCTGGACAGAAGCGACCTGTTGCCGCCGTTCACCGGCTTGGCCGGTTCGGCTGGCTCGATCGACACCTCAACCGAAGTCGGGGTCGGTCGTTTGACCTTTGGTCGCTTCATCTTGTGACGTCGGAAACGCAAGCGGGGCGCCGGCTTCGCAGCCTGGCGCCCCGCGGGTTCATCTCAGATGGTTTGCGATCTAGTTGCAGTGCATGGCGCACTCCTGCTCGCGTTTACCGTTCGTTCCCCTCGGGAACAATTGCGATGGTGGCTTATACGGGTACCCGTCGTGTCAAGTCAAGGTGTCATCCCTGGCCCGACTCCGGCCATACGCGGGGCAATCGCGGGCCGATCATTCGTCAGGCGCTTTTCGCCATCCGAACGGGTGCGGAATTGCCGCCCGTGAACACACGATCGAACGCATTTCGCATGCGATCAGCGATCGCCAGGCGCCACGATCGGCGCGAGTAGCCGAGCGACCGAGCCCGCGCCCACTCATGCAGCGCGGCCCCCGTGAGCACGACCTGTGCGCCGGGGCCACGGTCCTCGCCGACATCGACCCCCATGCGGAACACCGGCAGATCCTCGGTCGCCGCGATGTCGCGCATGCGATCCTCGGAGTAGCCGAGCGCCCCGGCAATTTCCTTCCAGCCCATCAGCACCGCGTCGCGGGGGATTCTACGCACCGGCAGCCTCGGCCGACTCCATCTGCACCGCGGCGCGCGCCCCTTCGATCTCGTCCTGCTGGTCGTTGATGATGGCCTGCATGGCCGCGACCTGCTCGGCGTACTGCGTGCAGCCCTCGCAGGTGCGCGGCGTGCTGGCGCGCGACTTCCGCAGGCCGGCAGCCTTCAGCTTCTCGCGCAGCGTCTTGACCGAGAGCTGGTCGCGCTCGCAGGCTTCGAGCCATTCGACCTGCTGTTCGGCCGTGAGCGACGCCACTTCCTTGTGGTGCGACCAGTCGACGACGCCGACTCTGCGGCGCCCGTTCTCACCGCCGGGTACGTTCTTCGCGACGAACAGAAACTGCGTGAGGGTCGCCGGCTTGTAGCTGTAGGCTTCCAGGTCGGGGATGACGGCCGCGTAGTCCTCACCGAACTTCCGCTCACCCTCGACGAGTAGATCACCCAGCGCCCACGGCACGCCAGTGCCGTACTTCCCCACCTGGATGACGCTTTGCTTCCAGGCGTCGTAGCTTGCGCGGTCGACCGTCGGCCCCTCCGCACCCTCGACTGCCACATAGGTCAGCTCGTTGTCCTGCCCGTCCTCGTTCATCTCGTCCACCATCACGCCATCCCCCGTGCTTGCTTCTCGTCGTTGAACCACGACGGTTCTGGAATCAGCCCACGGCGCGCGAGCTGGAAGGCTGCCTCGTCGCGCGCCTGCTTCACCACGCTCCCGTATTTTCTTTCGTACCAAGTGCCGCCAAACTCGCGGGTCATCACGTCGAGCTTGCCGTACGTGACTGGACTCATGTTCTTCGCCGGCTTGGCGTCCGGGTCGAACCGCACCGGCAGGTGCGCGTGCAACGTCTCCAGCTCCAGCGCCACCCGCCCCTCGATGGCGACCTGCGCGAGTGCCACCGCGATCTCGGCGATGCGGTCGCTGTTTGCGCTCGGGTCGACGTCACCCCGAATGCGGCCAGGGTCCGCCAGCGTGCAGCGCCCCGCGCTGCCAACCTTCGCCGAGAAGTACGCCGTCAGCGCGGCAGCCAAGTGCGAATACTGCGGGCGATGCTCGCTATGATGCCCCACCTTGCACCCCCTCCCGTTACACACGCTGTCGGCGCATCGACGCCAGCAGTTTTTCCCGTGCTACTGCTTTCACCGGCTGCGGATACTGGCTGCCGCACCGCGGGCACGGCACCTCGACCAGCACCGACGAGACTTCGACCGCAGACGTGCGCCCGCACTGCGCGCACCTCGCGTCCATCGTCTCGCGTGGTGGCTTCACGCGGCGACCTCGATCAGCTCGGGGTTCCACCCCTTCGTGCGCAGGAAGTGATTCGCCTTGGCGTAGGCGACCACGTCCAGCCGATCGTTGAATCGTGCGAACCACACCGGCGGGGTGAGCGAGTGCCACCCGACGCGGCCCGTGTGGTGCGCGGTGCAGAGCGCGAGGAAATTCTGCGGCACGTCGTCACCGCCCTTCGACTTCTTGACGACGTGATGCACCTCGACGAACGGACAACCGGCCCGCGGATGCCCTTCGGGGTAGTGCACCGCATACCAGCAGTCCGGCCCCGCGGCTTCGCAGACCGGGTGCCGCGCGCGATAGGCGAGGATCGCGGCCGGATCTTCGATGCGTCCGTCAGGCTTCGACAGCGACGTCACGACTTCGGCGCTGCGGTCCACCTCAATCGGTGCCAGCGGCGGCAGCGGCTCGCGCACGATCGGCACCACCTTGACGCCGAACTCGCGCGGCTCGACGGCGACACCCCGCTTCGGCCGCGCGATCAACGCCCGCAGCGCCTCGGCTGCATCGTCGTACCGTTCGTCCACGATGTCGCGAATCGCCTGCTCGACCACGCGACGCGCGGCCCCGGTGAGCTTTGGCGGATTCACGCCGCGTCAGCCTTGCGCGTGCGGTAGCGGCCGACGTTCGCTTTCCACCGTTCGCGCTGATGCTCAAGGCAGCGCGTGTAGTACCCCTGTCTGGCTGTCTCGCAGCCGTCCTCGAAACACGTTTTCGGCAAAATCCTCTCCAGGGCGATCGCTCGCGAATGGTCGTGCCGATCACAGTGCCGCGTGCAACGGGCACACTGGAACGCGCGGGGCGCATCGCACTCGCCGGCCGTACAGTACTTCATCCGCTCTTTCGGCCACAGCTCCAGAAATTCCAGCTCGTGCGCCTTGGTGCAGGTGTCGCGCGTGTACGTGATGCGTTTGCGCTTCAGCAGGTCGACGATGCGGCGGCGGAACTGGTCGGCGTCGAGCTCCATCACCGCCGCGGCCCAGAGGAACGAGCCGAACTCTCGCTCAGGTCGCGGGTCGTACAGAAACCAGCGGATGGCCGCGAGGCGTTCGCGTGTGCACTTGCCTAGCGATTCGTACGCGTTCTTCACCAGCGCGTACGCCATCTGCATGTGCCGGGGAACGGACTCGACCGGGTAGAGGTTCCGGCGTTGGTTGACGGGTTGTCGCGTCGCGCGATCCCCCAGAAAAATCTCGTCGGCGTTGTGGTATCGCATCCTTCAGGCCATCCCTTCGTGGTTGTCGTTGCCGTAGCCGTTGCCGTAGTCGTTGCCGTGGCGCTCTGCGCGCGCTTCCTCCACCGGGTCGATGACGCGGCAGAACTTCCGCACCGCGCGCATTTTGTAACGCCCCTTCGGCCCGTCGCGGTTCTTCGCGAGCGCCAGCAGAAATTCCTCGTCATGCTCGCCGGCTGATTCCTTGTCGGCGAAGTGCGCGAACATGATCCCGTGCGCGTCTTGTTCGAGGTTCCCGCACAGCGCGAGATCCGCCATCAGCGGCTCGCGGTTTTGCTTCTCGCTCTCGCGATTGAGCTGCGAGACGAGCAGCGTGTTAACCTTCGCCTCTTTGCAGAAGCGCATGCCCCAGCCGCTGACGACCGCGATGCGTTCGCGCTCCTGATCGTCACGCAGGCCCGGAACGCCGCTCACCAGCCGGACGTGGTCGATGATGATTTGTCCGATCTTCGGATTTTGCCGCTTCATCGCGCGGAGCCGGCGCACCTGCTGCGGCCACGGTAGGTGATCGTCGAAGATCCAGAGCGGCAGCCGGCGGTATTCCTCCAGCTTCGCGAGGGCCGCGGCGCGCTCGTCGTTCGTGAGCAACGAGCGACCCGAGTGCGTGAACCCCATCTGCAGATTCATGTTCGGTATGCCGAGATCCTTCGCGGCGCGGCGCAGCAGCACCTGCCCCGCGGTGTTCTCCAACGAGAGCAGCACCGAGCCGACGCCGTTGAACGCAGCCGCGAACATGATGTCGGACGCACACACCGACTTGAACGAGCCCGGACGACCGGCGACGATCCACTGCGATCCGAGCTTGAACCCGCCGATACTCTCGTCGACGACGGGGTAGCCGGTCGGGATGCGGCGCGCGTCCTTGGCCGTGATGATCAGCGTTGCTTGCGTGATCGCGTCGCCGATCTCACCCGTGCTGACGGGCTCGGCGTCGTCGCTCACTTCGCTGACGCGATCCTCGGCGCGCGTCATCATCTCGCGCACCGAACCATCCGGCGGGTCGTACGCGTCCTGTAGATTCTTGATCGACGCCTCGATCAGCCGCCGCTGCGTCGCCTTGTCCGCGACGATCCGCGCATATGACGCCACGTTCGCCGCGCTCGGCGTGTGGTTCATCAGCTCGCTGATGTAGGACGCGCCACCGACGTCAGCGAGCTGGCCGCGCGATCGCAGAATTGCCGTCAGCGTGACGCTGTCGATCGGTTCCCTGCGGTCGTACATTTCGAGCGCGACGGCGAAAATCACGCGGTTGGCCTTCGCGTAGAAGTCGCCCGCCGCGACGATGCCGATGATCCGATCGAGCGCGACGGGCTCAATCAGAATGGCGCCGATCACCGACTGCTCCGCGTCTGAGCTGCTCGGCGGCACGCGCCGCAGGAACGTGTCGTCGGGACTAGGAATACTTGCGACCTCCCTGAATCATTTCCTCAGTGATCTCGAAGTCGGGCAGCCGGCTCTGCGTCGGCCGCGAAGCGCTGACGGCGATCGACCCCTTGCCCTGACCGAGTAGCGCCGAGATTTTCCCAACGAACGCCGGCACGGTCGCGCCGATCTTCTCGCGCACGAAGTCGTCCGCCCCGAGCGACGCGAAAAACCTGTCGATCAAGGCACAGAGCTTTGCGACGTCGTAGGACTGCGGCAGCCGCTTGATCACTGTGCCGTCACGTCCACCCACGACGGGGTAGGCTTCACCGAGCGCTACCTGGTGCGCCTGGCAGAAGTGATCGAGCACCGGGCGGACTCGGGCGTCAGCTTCCGGGTTGGTAGGACGGCGCCGACGGGCGCCGGTGATCTCTTTTGGTTCTTCTGATGTTTCTACTGATGGTTTACCGGACGTGGACGTCCGGTCGACACCGGACGTGGACGTCCGGTCGACGTGCCGTAGACTTCCGGGCGGTCGTGCACGTCCAGGTGGCAGCCCACGTCCGGTCGACGCGGAGTCGCGCAGGCGCTGGCGAATGGCCTGACACTCAGTCGAAGTCGGCAGTCGCTCGATGAGGATGCGGTAGCGATCCGTCCCGTGCGCGCCTTCTCGCGCCTCGCGCATGATCCAGCCGTCATCTCGAAGCTGCTTCAGGGTCGCTCGGGCAGCTCGATCGCCGGCACTGACCTTGTGCGCGATCAGGCGCTGACCGGCCCAAATGCCGCAACCGTCGTCGTTGGCGTGATCGGCGAGCGCGACCAGGCACAGCTTCTGGTGCGTCGGTAACTCGGTGTACATGACGCGCGCCATCAGCTCCGCGCTCACTGACGCTCTCCGGCGAACGTCACGCTTGCGGTCTGAAGGTACGCGTCGATATCGGCGAGCTCCTGTAATTTCTCAGGGGTGACCGGCGCATCCGGGAGCCAGGAAGCTACTCGGCGCAGCTCGCCTAGAATTCGAGAGAGATCGCGGCGCCAGCGATCAACCATCGCCCTGCGGTGCTCGTCTGGCGTTCGGTCGCGCTTGCTGACGTTACAGCGATCGCACGCCGGGACGAGGTTGCTGCTCTCGTCCGAACCGCCCCGCGAAACTGGCACCTGATGATCGGACGTCCACCGACCAGTAAGCTCCCGCAGATTGACACCGCAGTACCAGCAGTGGTAGTCTGTCTTGGCCCACACGAGCGCTTGACGCTCGCGGAACGAACGCCCCCGGCAGTCGCTCAAGAAACACACCGAGCGCACCGAGCGCACTGGCGCCCCTTGACCTCAACCATTCCCCGACCCCCTGACGCCTGAGCGCGTGTGCGCTCGGTGTGCTGGATTCAGGGGTGATTCGTGAGCACGGGTCACCCGTGCCGCGAATCAGAACGATCACCTAGGATCAGGCTCGATCGAGTGCGTTACTGCTCTTTGCAGTCGAAGTAGAGCTTGACCTGAGCGATTGCTCCGCTAACCCCTTGCTGCGCCGTCCGTATTACCCTCACCACCCCGCCACTGTGCGCGCTTTGTGCGCGCAGCACTCACTACTACCATGGAATCTGAGAAGTCAAGGGTTTTTTCAAAACCTACCATCGTACGCGATTGACTATCGAAAACAAGGACGTAACCGTTGAATCGACAACGAGACGTGCGGGGCCGAGCGCCCCTACACACCGAGATGACGTGAAATACCAGGCACCGGGCACCCCCAAGACGTGATCGCTCGGGGTTAGCACGGCCCAGAAAGCGCTAGCAAGGCAAAACCCGGCAGGTGTCAACCGTCGTCACGTCTAGCCATTCTCGTCCGGAAGATACCCGGTTTTGCGTAGTCCAAGCTGGCGCAGCCACGTCGACGTTTCGAGCCCCTGCTTGCGGGCGTAGTCCTCTAGCGATTTCTTTTCCGCGGGGAACAGCATGACGCGAATCGAGGGCTCGCGCCGGCCTGCTGGCTTGGCCGCGGCGCGCTGCTCTTGGGTTTTCCGACTCTCGGCATACGTGTCGCGAGCAGTAGTCGAGCCGGGCCGCACAGTCAATCAAGACTAGGGTGCTTGACATCCCGGTACCGTGTATGGCAAATACCCTGTACCTCGAATGGACACGACCCGCACCCGACTGCTGCATGTCATCACGGCGCCGCAGCAAACTTCTCGCTGCGTTTCTGGCGTTGACGTAAATCGTTCAGCGTCAATGCGGTGCGCGTGGTGCTCAGTCGGGAACCTGTCGGACGACGTGATCATGCCGCCGCGTGCATCAGGGCGCGGCTATCGACGACGCTGCCTTAGATGCGGCGCGTACACGGAGGTGGGAGCGATGGAGAACGGGAACGGCAACACCGCACTGGCCGCACCGGAATTGACGGTGCACGAAATCGAGTACACGGAGCCGGCCGTCACGATTCGTCGGCTCGACGACAGCACGGAAACGGTGCCCGCGCAGCCGTGTCGCGCCTATGAGATCCGCCGCAACGGGCAGCGCATTCACCAGACGGCGACGCCGGGTGAAGCGGTGGCCTTCGTGCGCGGGTACGCCGAGTCCGCCGCGGTGCACGCGTGAAAGAGGCAGTCGCCTTCGAGACGTTGCGACGTCGGATCAACCGCACGGTCGTTGCGTTCATCCTGCTCGGGTGCGTCGCCCCGGTGTCGGTGCTGGCCGTGTTTCACTTCGGCGACACGCTCGGCAACGCGTGCCTGTACGTCGGGCACCGGCTCAAGAACGCCGGCACCGAGATCGAGACTGACGGCATGGTGTCGCTCGTCTACCTGCGCGAAGCCGCGGGCCAAGAGGAAGCACTACGCGCCCAGCAACGTCGTGAGGAGCTGGCGCAGGCGAGCATCGAGACGCGCGTGGCCGGAGCTTTCGCCACGAAACCGAAACCCGCAACGCCCGAGAAGGGCCGGAGGTAGTCATGATCAAGATCATTTCAGGAACGGAAGCCATCCCCGTCGAGCATCCGGTGTTTTTGATCTTCGGACAGCCAGGCATCGGTAAGTCCACGCTCGGCTACTCGATGGGCGACGTGCTCTGTCTCGACTTCGACCTCGGCGCGCATCGCGCGGCGAATCGGCGGGACACGGTGCAAATCAATGCGTGGACCGACGTCGCTGAACTGCTCAGCAACCGCGACGTCCTGGCGCGGTACAAGTCGCTGTGCGTCGACACGGTTGGCCGCTGCCTCGACGCGCTCACCGCAGACATCGCCGAGAACGACCCCAAGAAAGCACCGGGCGGCAACCTGTCCCAACAAGGCTGGGGCGTGCTGAAGAATCGCTTCCGGCAATTCGTCGCCCAGGCGCGCGGGCTCGGCAAAGACTTGCTGCTGATCGCGCATGACAAGGAAGACAAGGACGGCGACGTGCGCGTAGTCCGCCCCGACATTACGGGCGGCAGCTACGGGGAGGTGCTCAAGAACGCTGACTTCCTCGGGTACTATTTTCTATCGGGCAAGGATCGCGTGCTCGACTTCTCGCCGACGGATCGGTGGGTAGGGAAGAATCCCGCGAGCTGGTCGCCGTTTAAGGTACCAGCAACCGGAAAGTGTACGACGTTCATGGGCGATTTGTACGCCAAGGGTCGTGACGCGCTCGGCGCGATCAGCGGGGAGTCCGCGAAGGTGCTCGCCGTCGTCGAGGAATGGCGCGAGCGTATCGCTGCGCTGACCGAACCCGACACCTGTACGACAATGGTCGATACCATCGCAGACGCGAAGCTACCGGCCATCGTCGAAACGCAAGTCAAGAAGCTACTGGCGGATCGTGCGAAGGGACTCGGACTCGCTTACGACAAGGGCGCAAAAGCCTTCACGGCGACAGCAGCAGCGGCGTAGCCGTGGGTCGCTCAATAAATATCCTGGGCGCGCAGTTCGGGCGCCTCGTTGTGATCGACCGTGTCGACTACGGCTTACCTGGGCCGATCCTTTGGCGGTGTCGCTGTCAATGCGGCCGGGAGATCGCCGCTCTCACGGGGACGCTCCGGCAGGGCAAAACCAATTCGTGCGGCTGTCTCCGACGCCAGATCACCGGAGCGCTACGCCGTACTCATGGCCGCTCGGGTACCGACCCGCTCTACTCAACATGGGCGGGGGTGATCAATCGGTGCACCAACCAAAATGAACCGAAGTACTCCGAGTACGGGGGACGCGGCATCTTCGTGTGCGATCGGTGGCGACATGATTTCGTCGCCTTCGCGGACGACATGGGGCCGAAGCCGACGCCGCAACACACGATCGACCGCAAAGATAATGACGGGCCGTATTCGCCCGATAATTGCCGGTGGGCCACACCGACAGAGCAGGCAAGCAATCGGCGCGTTCGCCGCGATTCGCGGAGGGTCGCATGACCATCATGCGCGCCAGCGCCACAACCATCGAGTCATTTCGATTGTGGCGCGATCCCGAACAAGCCTGGATGAGCGAGGCTGATCTACTTGCCACGATCCGCGGGGAATTCACGCCGAATCGCGGCATCTTGATCGGTCAGGCGTTCGGCAAGATTCTCGAAAACCCCGACAAGTATCGAGTCTCGGGAGGCTACCGCACGAAGCACTGGCCCCTTGTCGAGGACGGAGAAAAGAAGTGGCTCGCATTTCATTTCTCCGACGCGACAATGGCGGGGCCGCTCGCGATTGCCGTACGTCACGGAGTCTACGAGGCGAAGGCGCAGAAGCAGTACGGCGACGTTCTGATTGTGTCGAAAGCGGACATGCTGGTCGGGGCCGACCTGCACGAATTCAAGACGACACTGAATAGCTTCGACGCCGAGAAGTACGCGGTCAGCTCGCAATGGCGATTCATGGCTTCGGCATTCCAACCGCGTCGCATCACGTACCACGTGTTCCTGTTACGCGAGGGGAAGGGCAGCGAAGCGGGCGTGGTTGTCGGGGAGCTACGCGACATCGAAACGATGCCGCTCTACCCGTACGCCGAATTGGATCGCGACTGCGCGGACCTGGCGCGCGACTTCGCTGCGTACGTGACGCAGCGCGGACTCGACGGGATGCTCCGCGAACGGCAAGCGCGCGTCGACTTAGGTTTGCCGTATCAGCCAGCGGCGTAGCGACGTCGGACACCGGCGCGCACCAGCAAAAGGGGGACGTGGGGATGAACTACATTCAAGTCGCAACGCAAGCTGAACTCGAAGCGATTTTGATTCGTCAACGAGCCGGCGAGCGAGTCACGCCTGACTGCATCGGCTCGGGGTACTTCGAAGCGTCCGACAGCGCCACGGTGCGAGCGTACGGCAGCGCCACGGTGCGAGCGTCCGGCAGCACCACGGTGCAAGCGTACGACAGCACCACGGTGCAAGCGTCCAGCAGCGCCACGGTGCGAGCGTACGG